AAGACTATAATTAGACTATGACGACGATAAACCCCATTGAAGAACTTCTCGAGAAAAAGATCGCATCTCGCGACAAACTGATTATTCAGGTGGAGGATGCTGAAGACTCTGTTCGACGAGCTAACAACAAGCTGATCAGTAGAAAAGAGTCTCTTGCTTCTCGTGAGCAGGAGACTGTCAAGCTGAATGACCTCCACAATCGTGTGGAGAAACTCATTGAACAAGATAATGAGATCAGCGAGAAGTTTCGTCCTATCTGGGGAATCTCACTAATCGAGTGGAGAGCCTTCACTCTCGACGAAAAGATGTCTCCTGAAAATAGAGCTAAATATGACATCATGTCTGCTGAAGTATCTGGTATGCTCAAGGAGACTCAAGTTCTATGGGACCAGATCCGTGAACTCGAAGCACTAGCAAGAAAGATTTACTACAACCGATGAGCGAAGAGCACGAAGAAGAATTTGACGAGGACGTGTTCCAACCAGGTGAGAGCGTTCTGATTACGAAGGACGATGAATCGCTTTCGATCGGACTTTACGTTGGTTTGACGGACTTTGGTCTGATCACGAAGAACACCCATCGCATGGAGAAGATTCAAGATCGGTTGAGTCCTGCATTTCGGAACGACTTTAGAGTTGGTCTGATGAAGAAGACTGTTGCTGAACTTCGTGAGCTTGCTGCTGATGAAGAGATCAGTTTGACGGGGTTGAAGCGCAAGGACCACATCATTGCGGAGATTTCTGATGTGATGCTCGCTCGAGCTGAAGAAGAGCTTGAGGAACGGACTGAGTTCGTGGTCTTGAAGCGACCTGTTCTGAGCTTTTTGGCTTGGCACAAGGTTGACGAGATTCGGAGACTGAGTGAGTATCTTGAGGAAATGGATCTGCAGGAATTTTCGGACTCGCTCGACATGTTCGCAGGCATTGACCTCGTAGGACCGGATATGGGCTCGGATGAGGCCAAGGTTGCGGATGAATGATTATGCAATGGGAGCTTTACTGGAGCCCACAAGAGCACGGGTAAGAATCCAGATTCGGACTGAGGCTGGACTTCGAGATGACATCATCATCGTGCAGAGGTACCAGATCGTCGTGTCCGATGGAACTCACGTTTTAGTATATGATGATTCTAACGGAAACCGCGGAAGACGAGTTCTTTCAAGCGGAACGTACTTCGAAACAAAGATAATGGGCTAGGAAAAGAAAATATGAAACTGATCACGACAATGCCAGCTCCTGTTGCAGGAGACGAAACCATGTACGACATCGATCTGATTGATAATCGGAGTGGAGATGTAATTGGCTGTGTGACTCGAGCACGACGAGTTGACGGACGACAGGGAAGGCAAGTCACCTACTTGAGCGAAGACGGTCAGTGGATCACGAAACGTATCAAGGTTGGTCAGAGCTTTAGGTTCTACGTTTGGGAGAAGAGCGACTTTGAGTAGAGACGTTGGTAAGTTTCGTATTGTCGTTCTGAATGCAGAAGGCAAGCGGACTGGATGGGCCATTGGAATCAACTCGTATTGGCGAGAGGGAGATTCTTTGGTCATGGAATATAATGATGACCGCGAAATGCGGATGAATATTCCTAAAGGCGGACGATTCGTTGTTAAGTCGAATGCTGGATGGTACGGCGATACTCGAGACATGGAAGACTGGCTTGACATGTATCCGAGTGCATACGCAAATGGCGGAGTGATCACAGCTGAAACAATTCAAACGACTAAGATTCGAGCAGAAGATATTAATGCGAGATGGATTCCTGGACTGAGCGTTGATGTGCAGAAGTTGAGGCTCAATGAAGACTAAAGATTTCCTGTGGATGATTGGCATTGGCATTATCATTGCGGCAGCGTTTCTGCTAGTCTTCACGTAAATGTACTTTTGAAGTGGAACGTGTTAGGATTGAACTAACAACGTATCAGGTAGGAAAAGAAAATGTCTCAGATTGTCACGCGAATTATTGAACTTGACGCAGAAGATTTCGTCGTTCGAGCCCCAACATTGAAGCAGCTCCGAGAAAATACGGACAAGTTGATCATTAGCTCTGACGAACCATCCCATTTTGAGGTTATGTATAGTGAAGCTCCTGATGGAGACTTCTCGAAAAACGTAGAAGGCTACATTGATCTGTTCAAACAGGCACGCGGAAAGTACCGTGAAGCTCTGAAGACAAAACTCCATAACGGAGTTCCTGGAGCGAGAGGCACCGCATGAAACAAGCAACTGTAGCTACAGTCGAGCTGAATAAAGAAGTGCTCGTAAAGTTCACTGCTGATTCAATTTTCATTGATGATCAGACATTGTTCGTTCGAGATGAGAATGGCATTTTGGATGCCGTGTATGTTCTTCCTCCAGGAAGCCTGACTCTCTTTTCAAAAGAGGACGTTGAGTGAAACTCGAGTGGGGAATCCTCTCCGCTTGGAATGACATGGTAGTTCAACCAATGCCTGACGAGGAAACTGCGGATCGACTTTGTGGTGAAGCAGATTGTGTCGTATTCCGATACGTCGGAGAATGGTTCAAGGCTGATGCGTGACAGAAGAGTTATTCCAATTCTTTTGAGTCTGATTCTGATATTCGCGGTAATGACCATTGTGGCAAATCTTTCACCGAATGGTGGAACGACAAAGCAAATTGGTCTAATCAATGAATGCAAATCAAAGGGAGGCACGATGCTTCCTACGAATAAATGCGTTCCAGTAATTGAGCTTGAAGGAGACAAGTGAATAGCAATTGGATTCCTTGGCTCGTCTTAGGAGCAATCCTGATTCTTGGCTTGGTATTTGTAATGCCGAGTGTGGCTGATCAGATTATTTACCATGACCAATGCCGAGACAAACACGGAGTGTTTACCTACAATGGCAAATGCGTTTTAGAGATTCCGATTGATAGGAACTGAAATGATTCCAGCGATTGATGAAAACTTGGCATACGATGTAATTTGGGATGTTGTTGCGTATTCTCGAATAGAGATGGAAGACGGTGATTACGACACTGTCACTAAGGACATTGTCAAAGCGCTGAAAGAAGCGGCGCATGAATGAGATTGAATGGGTAGAGTTCTTTCCGAATTTCTATGAAGCTTTGATTCCCGGAATGCAGAGGATATTTCTTAATTGGAATACGCCAGGTCAGTATTGGGAATTTGCAATTGGTCGAACAATTGAGTTCACTCATGAAGACCGAAGCGAAGTAGAGGAATACATCAAGCATTGGTATGAAGATTACCTGTGGGTGAATGACCTGTACTGATACTACATGTAGTATTGAAGTGAGGAATTTCTACTATTCTTCTAAGTTCCAGGAATGGACGAGTTAGGCGACCACGTCCAAGAGATAGTGTACAATAAGTACATCCTGTAAACTATAGCTCTTGGAAATTAAAATGAGTGATTTTGCGCCACCACCTCCTCCACTTGATGATAACGATTCAGTAACACTTTATTCCGCGGATCAACAGGACTCCGATATTCCAAAGGGATGGAAGCCCACACCCGCGAAACCCCTTCCTGCCGTTAGATGCCAATTCATTAAGAAGGATGGCGTTCGCTGTAAGAAATGGGGAGTGCCTGGAACTGGTGGTTGGTGCGTGAAACATGGAGCTGGACTTCCTTCAATGCGAGCAGCTGCCGCTAGACGTGTTGAGGAAGCGCGCACGATGCTTATGGGAGCTGCACCAGAAATGTATGAGGTTCTCTATTCCCTCACGAAACCCGGAGTCCCAGAAGGAATCAGGCTCAAAGCTGCAACCGAAATCATGGACAGAGCCGGACTCAAAGCGGGAATGGAAGTCGCCGTAACGGTTGAAGTCTCAGGTTCCCCTCTCGAGGATATCCTCACGCAGCTGAAAACAATCGGCGGACACGATGAAGAGGAAGTAATCGAAGACGCGGAGATTGTTACCTAAGATTAACCCACAAAGGGCGCGTAAGCGCCTTTTGTAGTTTAAGACTCGCGGAGGATTTTCGCAATGATGATGTCATTGAATCGCTCCATGTTGTCGAGAAGGAAGGATTCTCCATCCTCACTCATGAAGCAGACTTTGGCTTTTACGATGGCCTCGAGATACTCATCACTGTCAATTCGCATGTTGACGCGAATCTCAGCCTTTGTAGCCGGACGCCATCCTTCCTTATTCATCGGAGTCCTCCACTGCTGGGAACAGCCGCCTCATGATGAAGGCGAACATTTCAACGGGGTGATCGATTGCTGGTCCTTCGAATGGGGCGTACGTTACGATGCCAGCCATGTAGAGGTCCCAAAGAACGTCACTGTCGACATCACGGAAGATTTCCTTGAGTTCCTCAGGTCGGGCTTCTCTTCTCATCCTTCTTCTCCTGGTCCTTGGTATGCGATTGGGTTATGATCGTGAGAAACGGTAAGACGGTGAAGTCCTTCCTTAAACACGGTGTTGTAGTAGTTGATGTCCTGATCGAAGATGAAGTCGTACTCCAGAACGGGTCCTAGAGGGCGAATGACTGAGTCACAATACATCATATTCGCTAGGTCATCGAGGTATTCGTAGATTACCTCGAGGTCGAGGTCTTCAGGTTTGCTCATAGTTATACTGTACACTGCGGACCTTTGTTTGTACACACTGAGTCGATTGTACTTTGCGGACCTTTCTGTGTATAGTAGTCATATGGAAAAAGCAATTGAATACATCAACGAAAAAATCGTCCTCGCAGAAGCACGTAAGATGAATTGTGAAACTCAGAGCAAAGCATGGTACTTTTACGATGGTCAGATTCAGGGATATAAGGAATCTCTGACAGCCATCGAAGCTTTGGGCTAATTGTACTTTGCCGCTATTTCGCGATATAATTGTCATATAATGGAACAATGAATAAATATGAAAGAAGCATTGTTCTTCTAAGTGAAAAGCCCACGGACTTCCAGGCAGAAGGGTTCGCCGCAGAGGTGGCCCTTCAGAACTGGGAATCCATTTCCTTCGACTTCGCAGTAACTCACGAACTACCCTCCGATTTGGAGATTGCAACAACGGACCAACTCCTTGCTTTTAAGCGCGACGCAGGCCCTAACGCGGTTTTCCTCATCATTCACAATAAAGAGTAGAATGAAACTATATCGCCTCAGCGGTGTTATCAACCGCGAAAACGTTCCTGAGCCGTCAGCGAAGAGATTGTACGAAATCTTCAAAGAGGACGGTTACGAGATAACCATCACTCTGACGGGAAATGAGCACGATCGTCCTCTTTACCGCAAACCCACAGAGGATGAGATTTACCAAGGTTTGTACGGTCCTAACGATTATGTACAAACTACTGCTGCAGATGGTATAATCTAAATAACGACACAGTGACTTCAATCCTACATCGGAGTCACAAATGTCGAAATTCAACGAAAAGACCGATAATCGGTCAGTTGCGCAAAAAATCGCAGATTTGCCAAAAGAGAAGCAAATCGAGATTCTGGGCCGTTATACGCCAGAACAGCTCGAAGCGCTCAAGTACGACTGGAACTTCAACGGTCGTCCAAACCAAATCGTGCCGAAAACCAATTGGCACATTCTACTTGCGTGTGCAGGTCGTGGTTTTGGCAAGACTCGCATGCTGTCGGAATGGGTGCGTGATAAGGCGCTCTCAGAACCGGGCACGATCATTGGCATTGTAGCTCGTACAGCTGCGGACGCTCGTGACGTCATTGCATTGGGTGAGTCTGGCATTATGAATGTCCATGCACCACACGAGAGACCCACGTACAAGGGTTCTATTCGTAAGATCGAATGGGAGAATGGCTCTTACGCCCTTCTGTTCTCTGCGGATACTCCTGACCAGTTGCGTGGTTTCCAGTGCCACTACCTAGTCGGCGATGAGGTCGCTGCTTGGCCAACAAAGCCTGACTCTTCAGGTGCTACAGCATGGTCAAACGCGGTTGTCTGTGCCCGTCTTGGTGACAACCCACAAATCCTGCTTGCGACTACGCCTAAGCGTACCGAGTTCATGAAGCAGATGATCGAGGACTCGAAGAACCCTGACAACAAAATCCTTGTCGTGTCAGGTTCCACTAAAGAGAACCGCAACCTGTCAAAGACCTACATTGAGAACCTTGTGCGTGCGTACGATGGCAATGAGGACCTTGCTCGTCAGGAAATCGAAGGCGAGATGCTTGACGGTGTTCAAGGAGCCGTGTTCACACAAGAGTCGATTGACGAGTTCCGTATCGAAGACCCTGAAGACCCGCCTTACACTCACCTCCGAGTAGTGGCGGTTGACCCCACGGTTGCCGCTGAGCCTAGAGACGAGTGCGGCATTGTAGTTATAGGCGCAAACCAAGTGAAGGACCTGAGTAAGCGTCAGGCATTCGTACTCGAGGATGCTTCACTCAAAGCGTCGCCTGAAGTTTGGGCGCGTAAGGTCGTTGAGATGGCCAAGAAGTGGGACACGAAGCACGTCCTCGTTGAACGTAACCAAGGCGGAGACCTTGTGCGAATGGTGATTCACAACCTTGACCCCACACTGATCATCCACACTGTCGTTGCAACGAAGGGTAAAGCTCTTCGCGCCGAGCCTGTTGCTCAGGCCATGGAGCAGGGTCGAATCCACATATGGAACTTCATGGAGAAGCTCGAAGAGCAGATGGTGTTCTGGGACCCGAACGCTAGCGGCATGAAGTCCCCTGACCGTCTGGATGCTCTCGTATGGGGGATTGTAGGTCTACTCATTGACCCACCCTACGAGCTCCGAGTGAAGACTGTGAGGACCACAACAGCTGTTGGTCGTAAGCTTGACATCAAGCGCGGTAATGGAAAGTCACGCGGATTCACGCCAAAGACGAAACGCTTTTAAAACAAAAGAGCTACTCTTTCGAGTAGCTCTTTTTGTTTAAGCTGTTAGTCGAACGCGGTCATTCGTTCTGCTGCTCGATCCTCTGCGACTCGAGCTTCCTTGATTTCGCGGATTGAGACTCCCAAGTCAAGGGCTTCTCGAGCTGCAGCGACCATCTCTGTTTGAGCTTCTTCATTCTCAATTCGAGATCGGTTCCACGTCCGGTACTTGTCGATGTAATTACGAACGGCTGCAGACCGGGCTTCATCGTTGGTAGTCATCGAAGGCCTGTTCGACGCGGTCACTCACGTACTTCTCCATGAAGTTGTTGAAGTCGTGTTCGCTGATGACGAAGGCTACATAGCCGTCCTCATCCGAGAAGACCATGGTTCCTCCAAGAACCTGGACCTTTAGCTCTTCGGTGACCTTGTAAACGTGATCACCCTTGAGATCGTTGAAGGGCGAGTCACTGAGTGAACGGCAGTCTCTGTAGATTTCCATTAGATTTCCACCTGCAACTTCATGCCCGGATCGGTGTATGCGATGCGCTGATCCGTGGTGAGGAGAACCTGGCCGAATGCTCGCTGTGGTTCTGCGGTGATGGTTTCTGTCCAGCGGCTCTCGTCATCTGCAACGGTGAGCTTGTCTCCGACCTTGAGTTCCATTGGGTATTTGAATCCGACTGACATTGTGTTTCCTTTGATTGAGTAGCTGTTGATAAGACTACTATATCAAGTTGCGGACCTAATGTACACTGAGTCGTTTGGTGGTTCGCGGGTCGAGGAAGACCTGCTCGTTGTTGTTACGAATCCACAGCTCATCGAAGTTGTCATACTTCGCGCGGTAGACTCGTGACTTCCTGCCCTTGTACTTGAGCACGTACGGGGTAGGAATCCTTGCACCCTGGGACACGTACTTGTTCATGGGTGTAGGAGTCTTAGACACAGACTCTACAAGGTCTGGGTCAGTCACTTGGAGGTTGGTTGTGTTCATCATGTTGTTCCTTGCGTCGATTCATATGGAGGCGGGCGATCATCCACTTGTCGAACATCCGACTGAAGTCGTCTTCCGACATGCGGACGCCGTGATGAGTGTTGAGGTCAAAGAGGTGGACGTAACCATTTGCTACTTCGCACACGATATCTGCATTCACGTAGTCAGCGTATGGTTCGTCAAGAGGGTCCAGTGCCATGGAAATACCATATAACACTGGACCCTCAATGTACAATCAGTCAGTGAACCATGAGATGTCCTCCGGCTTAGGCGTTGCTTCCGAGTAGACCTGCACATTGATGCACTCGACACGGTAGCCATCGCCATTCCGGCCATGCACCCATCCCATCAGTTCAGTCCATCGAATTTCTTGGTCACAGTGAAGGCAGCGTATCATTTGTCCTGCCCCTGGATTTCCTTGTGCAGCATGTTGATGGCCTTGTCGAGTCCAAAAGGAATGGGCGCGCTGTCGCTGATTTCTTCTTCAGCCTTTTCCAACAGTTCGAGCAGTTCACGAAGGTCGATCATTGTGTTCTCCTTGTTTGTATTGTTGATAGTAATATCATACACTGCTTCATTGGAGATGTACAATGAAGCGGCGTAAGATACGACTAGGCTCGTTCGAGTTCCTTGGTGGGAATTTTCCAGTAGGAGTTGCGAGCGTTGCCTCCGAGTTCGGTGCACTTGAAGCCGTGCATTCCGTCGAAGCCGATGATGACGAAGGTCTTGTCCTTGTCGGCGGCGAACTTCGGATTCCTCCGCATGTTGGCGTCTGCCTTGACCTTGACCATTGCGCCGATGCGGATGAGAGGATCGACTTCCTCGATCTTGTCCTCTTCCCATCGAACGTGAGTGAACATAATTGCCCGACCCTGGAGACGCTCTCCATCACTGAGACGCTCTACAACCCAGTTGACGCGGTTCGCTTTGATGAGCTTGTACTCGTTACCCTGGTGGTCTTTCACGATTTGAGACTGCATTGTATTTCCTTTGTTTGTGGGGTTGTTGATAAGACTACTATATACTGTTTAGGAGAAGTTGTACACTAGAGGTCTTTGAACTTTTCCTTTTCCTGCTGTTCGAATTCCTTGAGGATTTCCTGTGCCTTAGCTTCAATCGCGCGTTGACGAGCGGCTTTGATTTCCTTTGATGCGATTGCATTTGATGCCACATCATGGAGACGTTCAAGTAACCACACGACAGCTCGTAATGGCCACACCATTCCTGTGAAGAAGCCAGGCCAGAAGCATTGACCTGCAATGTAACGAAGACGTTCCTCTTCAGTGCGACGAGGTGAGCCATCTCCTGCGTACCAGTTTGCACCTACGTCTTGAAGCTTCTCATGGAAGGTGACTCGTGATTCGTGTATCGCGAATGGGATTCCGATCACGAGGTAGAGGAGGAAGAAGAGACCGAACATCAGAAGCCCGCAGCCATTATCTCGGATATCCTGGTGGGCTGCTGGGCCTCTACCTCAGGACGGTTGATGATCCTTACACCCACACGGCCAGCAGTCTTCAGGTCCTCAGTGAGGTGCCACTCGTACTTGAACCTGATGGACCATTCACCCTCATTGAACTCTTTGCAGCAGCGGCCACAGGCCACGGTCTTTCCACGTTCAGTGAGAGCGTGCCGACGAACGTGGTGCGTGGGATCGTTGGGGCAGATACCAGTCCATTTCCACTCAGGACGAGCTTCACCTGCATTGACCTTTGCATACGGCTTTGCACCAATGCGGACACACATCGCCTGCCAAACAGGACCATGTCCAGCTCCAGGACCACAGAGTGCGTGAGCGATTTCATGGAGGATGGTGTCAATGATTTCTTCATCACACATGCCGAGGTAATTCTTCGAGAAGAGAATCATTCCACCGCCGTGGTAGTGGTGTTCACAACGACCAACGACCAGCTTATGGCGAGTGAGACGAAATCCCCAAGCCGGCCAATCGAGACCGTGTTCAGTCATCAGGTCCTTAGCCTTCTTGGTGACCTGTTCTGCAGTCATTGCCATTTGCGTGTCCTTTAGTCTATGAGTTGTTGATAAGACTACTATACACAGTTACTGGACTAAAGTACAACGAGGACATCCATCACGTGGAGTTGTTTCATGAGCGCCCTTCTCATGCCAGCGAATGAGCATTGTGGTGCCGATCTTGGCTTTCGTTTCTTCTTCACGCTCAGTACCATACATCCAGTAGCAATCTTCACCAGAGAAGTGATGCTCACGAGGGCCGCGCATCTTCTCAAGGGTTTCTTCTGTGTGTTGGTAACCGAGGGTTCCTTTGCCACTGGCTGAATGCCAATTCAAAAGATGCTCGCGCTTTTCTGCAATCCAAAATTTCTCGCGCTCAAGCATTTGATCTTCATTCTCACACAACTCAATCAGCTCAATGACGATCTGTTCAGGGTCTTGTTGAGCGAGCCATTGGTGGAATGGTGTTGTAGAACCGTAACGCGCTTGGGTGAAGTGTCTTCTAAGCCTATGCAGAAGAGACTTGATAGTAGCCCCGATGTAGCGGTATTCGGTGTCAGTAGATAGTCTAATGCCGTAGACGTGGCATGATAGAATAGACATATTCGCTCCTGTAAGCGGATCATGCCCTAGGTGATTGCAGTCACGCTAGGGCGCTTTTGTATGTGGAGCAATCATATCTTAAAAGAAGAGAGGCGCTGGGAGTAATCTCAACCAGCGCCTCTCGATTAGCCAACCAAAAGGTATCAACAACGGGTTGGCTAACCCTTCAGGTGGACCTAGAATATCAACAACGAAATCCACCTGGTCTTGGAGGGCAAAGAGAAAGAAATCCCTCCAAGATCTATTCTACCTCTTCGAGAAGAAGCTCCTGCCTATTCTCGTAGTGTAGCAATCCTGTACTGCCTTGTCGCCGAACTTCGCGATCACCTTCTCCTTATCGAGTTCGGTCTTGCTCGTCGGTCGGTAGCCGATGATCGGAGTTCCGTCGACGTCGATGAAGTCCTGCATGTCCTGCTCATCGAGGATGCTGGCGATGCGAGCCTTGATGGTTTCCTGCTCTTTGTCGATCTCGTTCTTCTGGATGGCCAGTGCGTTGTACTGGTTGCGAAGACGCTTGATCTGAGCATTTGCGAGGGCGTGCTTCTCTGCGCGCTTGGCTTCAAGCTCCGCCTTTGTGAGCTTGGTGATGTTGTCGATTGCTGCGACAGTCATTGGATTTCCTTTGTTTGAATTGCTGTTGATGTATTAATAATAAGCTAATTAGCGGAAAAAGTACAATTAGAATTCTTCGTCTACAGTGAAGCGACGACGCGTTCCTCGCTCAGTGGGATTGATGGCCAAGTTGACGAAGGTGCTGATCGTTTCCGACGGGAGATCAGCGAACTCTTCATAGAGCTGGTCAAGAAGTTCCTCGATGATCTGTGAAGCAAAGTGAGCTTTGTTTGCTACATCAATGTGGATGCCGTGACGAGGACCGTTCTTGAGACCTGCTTCAACAGAAGACTGAAGAGAAGTGATTGCTCGACGGTAGTTGTCCGAGTGCTTTGCGATGGAGCCGAGGAGGTAAGCTTGAGTGTGGGTGAGCTTCATGACGTTTCCTTTGTTGTTTGGTTGTTGATAGTTCTACTATATCTTGCATCGATGCAGATGTACAATCCTCTTAAACAGAAGAGTCTCCGTGCTCGCTCATGGGAACGAGATGCGACAGCCTGATGTCTAGCCACACGGAGACTTTCTGTGCCACTGAAGCCTAGGACTCCAGCGACTGGGATGAGGTCAAACAACAAAAGCCCTCACCCACAATTCATAGTAAGCCGGTGAGGCTGAGATGTACACTGGTCTGGCGGGTGTATGGTTCTGCATCCACTTAAAACGAAAGGTCCCTACCACGCCCAGATGAGTGGTAGAGACCTATTCGTTTGAGACAGCCTTAGGCTCGAGCTTGGGCTGTTTCGGTTTTCCGCGGCCGACCACGACGCTTCGGAGCGTTGGTGATCTGAGCGACGTTGTTCGTGGAAGCGGGTGCTCCCTTCGGACGAGTGGTCCGCGGCTTGCGAGGCTTCGGGTTCTCCTCGAAGACGGTGACGCGGCCGTTGTTGGTGCCCCATGCCCAGTGACCCTTGAAGCGGATGATCTTCCACTCGGCCTTGCGAGGATCGGCGGTGTCGTGGAAGGTGAGAACTTCCTCGGTGCCGGTACCGGTGCGGTTGATCAGGGTTGCTTCAACGACCCAAGGGTCGCGGCTTCCAACGGAGTGGAGGTTGAGCTTGACGGATTCGCCGGTGTGAACGGTGCGAAGCTGACGTGCCATGATGGTTTTTCCTTTGCCTTTATGATGTGATACGATTGGAGTTGGTTTGTAGAGCTTGCAGCTTTTTGTTTTGCTGTTAGTACTAATATATCCAACGATCCAACTCATGTACATACAAAGACCGAAAGTTTTTAGAAAAACTTCACCACTCGTCAGGGCCCCAGAAGGACTGTCCTTTTTCGCTCGGCCGATTGACTCGCTTGTTGGACTGTGCCGTAACAAACTTACGAGCGCCAGCTTTGCCAAGTCGGTGCATGTTGCTTACCGAGTAGTAGGTTCGTCCGAGACCCTCAGCAATCGCTTCGAGTGGGATGTTCTGGTCAAAGAGCTGAAAGAGGAGGTCAACATCTCGCTGGTCCCAGTATTCGCCGTTCTTGTCAGCGTGGTTGAGAGAGCGTTCCTGTGCTGCCTTGGTCCACTGGTTGACTGCCATCTTACTTAGCCTCCAGCTCGTACTCGTGGAAGTAGAAGTCTTCGATCGTTCCCTCTTCAGTGAGGAGACGAACGTCGTATCCTACGCCAAGAGGCCGTGCAGGATCATCATATACCTTGGTGATGGTTCCTGTACTAGTGGGGAGAACGAGAGGCTGGAAGTTGGGGTCGAAGCCGGTGACTTCATCTCCGATGGCAAACTTTGTCAATGTGTGATCCTTTGTTGTTTGAAGTATGGTGGTGTAATTACAAGTTTTTCAGGCGAAATGAAGGGTGGGCCATCCGAAGACGACCCACCCTTAGAATATTGAAAAGTACGTTTAGTTAGAGACCGAGCAATTCGTTCTCTCGTACCTCAATAAAGTCGCGCAGTTCGTGAGGTGCCTTCCCAGCGAAGTCACCAGTCTGGATGCCGTTGCTGTAAGCAATGTCAGCCAGTGCAATCTCTTCACGAATCGCCGTTGCGCTCTTTGAGGGTGCGAGTGTCATGTTATTTAAGTGTCCTTTGTGATTAGTACATGCTGTTTACTTGAGTGTGCTGAATGATCCTACACAGTTATGGGGTCTGTGTACAATCGTACCTGCTGTAACATTGGTGACACCCTGGGAGGCTCAGGGCAGGTGGGCTTAGTACCTTACATACGAGCCATCAGGCTGTCCTCGTAGTCGTCGATGAGTCCCTGGGCTGCTTCATAGTCAGTACGCTTACCGACTACTCGAGTGACCTTCTTGCCCGACTTGGTGAAGCTGATTCGCCGGACCGTGAATCCTGAGTTGGTCTGTTCGATCGTGAAGGTTTCCATTTCCTCATCTTCTCTTGTTGTTTGGTTGATATAACTACTTTATCTAATATTAGAGGGTTTGTACACTCTTAGAGGAAAAAAGTTTTCAAGAGGCTGGCGTCTCCCTCCATGCGAGATGGTTCTCCTTTATATAGGCATCTGCGAAAACACAAGCGAGCTCTCGTTCGTCGACGCCGAGGTCATTGGCCCAGCTGCTCTTGATTCCTGCAGCCTGTGCTCGACTAAGACTGAAATCCTCGACTGCTTCCTGCTCTTCGATGTACTTTCGAGGAATGATGTAGGCGTGGGTACGCAGGAAGTCTGCGCTGTACGTGTATGGGTACCTCGTGGGTATGACATGGTCACGTGGTTCAGGAGGGTTGATGGCCTCTTCAGCGATCTGACGAATGGAGTCCAGGTTGTCACTCATTACTTCTTCACCTTTACAAAGAGAACGTCGACTGAGGTATCAGGCATACCGTCAGGAAAAGGTTTTGGGCGAGCAATGATAGGTGATCGCCATTCATCGAAGCCAGTTTCAGGAGCTGCCTTGAGTCCTTCACGAGCGAGAACTTCGACGACCTCGTCTGAGAAGCGATTGCCATCGAAGATGGTGACAACGCACTGTGCGCCATTGGCAATGACCTTCACACCGATGGTGATGGTAAGAGCATGGGAGCCAGCACCCGAGCTCATGCCTTCACAGCCTTCTGACGAGGAACCCATTTGGTGCGAGCGCCGAGACCGCGAACCTTGAACTCGACCAACATCTGGTCTTCGTTGAAGTCGACGACTCGGGAGGTGAAGGTTTCCTTGAGTTCAGGGTCGGTGTTGCAAGCACGCTTGATGGTGTCTACCATTTCAGTGACTGTGGGACGAGGCATTGTATTTCCTTTGCTTGAGTTGTTGTTGATATGAATACTATATAACGAAAGGTAGGAGATGTACAATCCTACCCAACGTTACACAGTATTACTCGTCGATGGACTGGAAGTAGAGGTCGAAGGTCTCAGACTCGGGACCGCATGCGAGTGCAACCCATTCCTCGACGTTCTTGTACGAGGCGCGACGATCAGTGTCACCGAGCTTCGAGAAGTCGAAGACCGTGTAGGTCAGTCGAAGCATGCCTTCCAGCTTGCCGTGGTACTTCTGCATTTCGAAGACACGCTGGTGGCTGGGCCCCGTGTAGTTGTAACCCTTATCGAGGTTGGCGATGTCTGCGAGTGCCTGATCGGAAACCTGCTTGCAAACCTTGCGGTAATCACCTGCAACCGTCTTGAGATCGTTGAGGAAGGATGCCTGGCGAGCAGTGATGGGGAGCTTCATTGTTTTTCCTTTGTTAGTATTTGTTGTTGATAAGACTACTATATACTGCCTAGCATTGAATGTACAATCCAATGCTAGGCCGTACAGCTTAGTCCTTGATCATTGCGAAAAGGTCCTCGATTTCCTGAGCGTCGTGACCGGCGTAAACTCGGCAGTAGGCTTCAACTCGCTTGCGACGGCCCTCGAACTTAATCTCGGGCCATCCACCTGCAGGGCCATGCTCCTTGAGAACGGTGACCTCGAGATCGTAAAGGCTTGCCATGTCGGCGGCGTATTCATGAACGTCTACGTCGTCTACGATTACGTCGAGGATGATGCTTGCCATTTTCTTTTCCTTTGTTTGCGGTTGTTGATAGTTATATCTTATACAAGAGTGGGAGCTTTGTACACTCCCACTCTCATATATTAATCTTCGTAAACGAGGACTCGCACGAAATCGGCGACGCGGTAAATGGTGGTCCAATTCGTCTGCTCATGCGTGACGTTGAGGACGACGAGTGAGCCTGTCACCTGAGCATTGTTGACTTTGACCCAATCAATGGTCAGGGCCTCGTCTTCAGTGATCTCGTGTACTCCTTCATACTCGAACTGAAGGTCGTCCAGGAAGGCGATGGTGTCACCAGCGTCGATGTTGGTGATGGATTCAATGTACATTACTTGCCCATCCTTTCAGCAATTGCGACCGTCATTGCGTCACCGTCGATGGGAGTTTCGATGGCGTAGGCGAAGAAATTGTCTTCGAGCTGACGAACCGTCCAGTCCCGACCAAATGGCTGGTAGACCGTGTAATCATTGAATGGCTTGAACATTTGAATCTCCTTTGATGTTGTTGATAGTTATACTATATAACACCTCTCATAGAATGTACACCCTATGAGAGATGTTACAGAGTATTACTTCTTCTGTGAAGCGAGCCACGCTGTACGAAGAATGTCCTCGACGATTTGACACTCGTCCGGGTTGTTGTGATCGTGTTCCTTCATCATGTGACCGTATTCACGATCAGCTGCGCGATCAAGGTAACCGTCCTCCCACGCCCAGTACAAATCACCGGAGCAAGGGTTACCATCCAGACCCTGATGGTTGGGAATGTCGAGGTTGTCTGAGTAGTTCCAACCCCGTCGATACGCTCCTTGGAACTTACGACGATCTTCCTTCTTGACTTGCCACAGACGAGTAACCATTTTGTTCTCCTTGATTGTTGTTGATAAGAATACTATATAATGCTTCCTAGGATTTGTACAATCCTAAGAAACATTACACAGTATTACCTGTTGACGTACTGCCAGAACTCTTCGAACTTGACCTTGAAGTCTTCAATGAAGTCATCGATTGGTTCGAGGTCTGAAAAGACCCATTCAGCGAGCAAGTTTTCAGGGTCCATGACAACGTTGAGGTACGAACCGTCATAGGATATACTGCCTACAATGAAGGCTTCGTCGCTGTCTCGGAAGAAGACGATCCAAGGACCATCGAACTCAGGCTGTTCGTAGTTTTCGTTGTACGTAAATCCTGCAGCCTTCAAAGCTGCAATGAGTTCTTCCTTCATGATGCTCCTTTATGTTGTTGTGTTGTTGATAAGACTACTATATACAACTATCGAGTATAAGTACATTCAAAGTTTAAGTGTACTTTGAAGGTTTTACTGGATATTATAGAACTATCAACAACAAAACAACAACTTAGGAGACATCATGAACGTCAACGCCCGATCCGCAAAGAAATGCTGCAAGATGCACGACGCCGATTACGGCCACTCAAACCGCTCGCGGCCCAAGAAGAGGTTCGCTCGAGCAGTCAAGCGTCGCGGTGAGCAGCAGTGGAAGCGTGAGCTCCTTGGCTCTTAAGAAAATGAACAACAGTGGGGAAGTCCCGTTTGGGATGTGCCTCACTGGAAACCACGATCGTTGTCACCGCTCCTATTGGGATGAACGCGGCAGAGCGGTATATTGCCAGTGCGCTTGCGACAATCATGGAGTCAACTACGTAGCACCTGAAGGACCGTCAGCACTCGCTCTCGAGTTGATGGAGAAGTACTACGGTGAACGCAAAGAACAGAAACCTCGTCCACATTTGATGGAAGACTGATTGTACAAGTAGCTGTTGATGGTATATAGTAGTATCATCAACAGCTACTAAGGAGAAAACAATGGAAGTAACCGGAGTCCACAACCCCAAGTCCACTCCCGAAACTCGTGCAGCAGATCGCAACGTTGCTGAAGCATTGGGAAACATCGAGCGCATCCTCACATCGCAGCCATTCTTGATCGCCTACGCGGTTGCAGCCCTCATCTTCGCCGGTTGGGTGGAAGGAAATGTTCACTTTTAGCCGAAAGTAGATTACAATAGAGCTAACAGATAAATAAAAGAGAATCTAGCAGGTGAGAGAATCCCTGCTAGATTTTCTCATTAAGGACGTTATGATTATTTGGACAACAGCAGGTCTGTTCTCAATTGTCGAGGATGAGAATCCTTATTACGTCATCATCGAAGCGCGCAACAAAGACGAAGCCGAAATCTTGAAGAGCACACTTCGACTTGTGGACCTCGAGGATGAGATCACCGATGAGTACCAAACTCAGCATGGCTACGCGCTCAGGCTATTGAAGACTGATGCTCAGGAGTGGCTCAGGTTCGAGTTTGACCATTGGATGAAGGAGCCATTAGCTCGCCAGTTTGGGAAGCTTGAGGACACACAGAGCGCCATTGCGCTCGAGCAACTACTCATGAATTTGGAGAAATAGATGGATTGGAAAAATCTGTCATGGGCTGCAGCAGGTGCATTAGCATTCCTCGTGCTCATGTTTGTCACCCTGGTCATACCGAATATTCCGGTAATAGTGACATCAGCCTTTGCGTCCGCGAGTGTCACAGCAGCTATCCTGGCACTTCGAGACCGGTAGCTCACCAAACCCCTCAAAAGCCCCTCCTTTCGGAAGGGCTTTTGTGGTTTAAGCTTCTAGTAGTTGAAGCCCATGGCTTTGCGTTCTTCTGCAGCTTCGCGATATTTGCGAGCCGTTTCTTCTCCGTAGAGGGGCTTGTCTTCGTTTCCCTCTGCGATGTTCTTCTTGAGGGAGGAGACTGCGTGGTATACAGCCTGCGAGTGGATCATGCCGATGAGGTTCGTGAGGGTGTGGGCTTCTCGAACTGCACGGAGCCGGCGTTCCGGGGTGTCGAGCTCTGCGAGGTAGGGTGCCGAGTTGCGTTCTCCCGGCCAGATGCTCGTCTTCATTGCTTCGATCTTCTCGTCCGAGTAGTTGTCTGCTGCACTCATTGTCTTGCTCCTTTGTGGTTGTTGTTGTTGATAAGAATACTATATAACACTCTCTAGGATTTGTACACTTCCTAGAGAATGTTACGCAGTATTACTTCTCGCGACGATCAAGCATCGCTTCCTCGAAGAGAGGGTGGGTTTCGAAATCAGGCTCTCCGTTTTCGAGCTGCCAAGGGAGGTCGAAGAGGAGAACGAGTGGCATTCCGCCATAGTGGAAAGTATCGCAGTCCTCGTCATGAGTCCAGTATCCACCCTTCTCTTCGAGCTCCACGAGGGTGGCGAAGTATTCAGGGTCCATCAGACCTTCGAGAACTTTGGTTGAGCTGTGCATTTGAATCTCCTTAGCGGTTGTTGATAAGATAACTATACAACAAAGGGGAGAGTTTGTACACTCTCCCCTCTGCTGTTACCCTCTAATCGAGGGTCGACCAATTCCCCTCATCGAGGAGACCGATCGACTTGGCGAAAACGCCTTGCGACTGGGCCCAATCGAGCATCGCCTTCTTGAGCTTCCACTTCGGGGTGAGGTTGCCGAGCGGGTGCTGCACGGGCACGGTCTTCCCGTCCTTCAGCGTGGCGTGGATGTAGGAGACGTCGCAGAAGCGGCCGCCGAAGGTACGCTCCTCGAGGATGCGAACGCGGGTGATCTTACCGCCGAGGGACTTGATCTCGCCGAGCGAGTAGTTGCGGGAGTAGTCCACCTCGTTGTGGTACTCGTGGCCGTTGACGAGACCGTTGGTCTCACGGGCGCCGTAGATGGAGCGGTCGGTGGTTGCGAATGCGTTGGTCATTTTGTTCTCCTTGTTAGTATTTGTTGTTGATAAGAATACTATATAACACCGACTAGAGAATGTACACTCTCTAACCGATGTTACTTAGTATTACTGAATGGCTTCGCCGATGTTGGTGTCGAGCCAACGGATGAGACCCTCGCGGTCATCGGGGTCCGTCGAGAAGAGGTCTTCCGCCTGCGGTTCGTCGTCGTACCAAAGGATGAGGACTCCATCCGAAGCGGAGAGGGTGAAGGCCACGCCGTTGACGGTGAAGTTGACGATGGCTTCTCCGCCATTGCGGGACTTTGCTTCGTACTCGTCGACGAGGCGGTCGAAAAGCTGTGCGGACTTCTGCATTTGTTTCTCCTTTGTTGTGCTGTTGATAGTTATACTATATAACACCACCCACCAAATGTACACTTGATGGGCGATGTTACAGAGTATTACTTGCGGTATTCGAAGGAGGCTTCGTCGTTCGTGTTGATTCGTACGAAGTTGAGGCGGCGGTCGGTGGCTGAAACGAAGGTGTAGGGCCACTCGTCCGTCAAGAGGTCGATGATCAGTTCGTCGACAGTTCCTTCGAAATAATCGACGGTCGAGGTTTCGTTGACGGCATCGTAGAAACGAACTTCGATGGGCATTTGAGCTCCTTTGTTGTTGTTGTTGATAAGATAACTATATGTCAGTTTGCAACAAATGTACACTGTATATTGTGTGACCTTCTGGGTCACCCACAGCAGGCCCATGAAGTAGCTATTGCCCATTAAATGGGGAGAGGCCCAGCGGTTAGCTGGACCTCTCTCGTTTAGAGTCCGAGTCGAGCTTCGTACTCGGTCTTGTCCTCGACGGTGAGGTAGAAGTCGCGGCGGTTCTCGAAGGTTGTACCTTCAACGATGAAGCCTGGAGAGCAGGGGCACATGCGGCATCCGGCTTTCTGGCTCCAACGAATCTTCGTGTGTTCGATTCCTTCGAGGAAGAGGGCGGCTTCGACGATGGGCTTGAGCTGGTTGTACGGACGGCTGACGCGGTTGTTCAGGTTGTCGAGGATGGTCTCGCCTTGGAAGGAGATGAAGACTCGAGCGGGATCGGAGGGGCGGTCTCCAGCTTCTGTGCGGCGCCACTTCTTGGAGTAGGAGTCGTACGAATCGAAGGTGCGTTCGCGGCTGGACTTCTCGAACTTGACGACTGCGATATCGTGGTTTTCGCTCTTAGCCATTTTGATTTCTCCTTAGGTTGTTTTGTTGTTGATAAGAATACTATATAACACTGGGTACCAAATGTACACTTGATACCCAATGTTACTTAGTATTACAACTCGAAGTCGCGGGCTTCGTCGAGTTCCGGAACCGTGAAGACGTTTCCGTCTCCGCGAAGGAAGGCGTAGAAGAGGGTGCCGTCCTCCATCTTGGCCTCGTACCATACGCGGTGGTTGATGAGGAAGATGTTTTCGGTGAAGCCGAACGGGATGGCGTCTCCCGTATATTCGATGATCTCGGCCTTGATGCCGTCTACGAGGCGGTCCTGCTCTTCGAGGAGGGCGAGGGTTGCGGGATTTGCCATTTGAATTTCTCCTTGCGGTTGTTGTTGATAAGAATACTATATACTGCCTCTCACCGAATGTACAATCCGGTGAGAAGCCGTACGTAGTATTACCACATTTTGTAATACAGGTTGTCGAAGGAAGGTGCGGTGGAAAAGTCGTCATCTTCGAAGGAGATGTGCATCACGAACATTCCTTGGGACCAAAGTCCAACTTCATCATGTTCAGAGGACCATTTCCAGGTGGCTCCTTCTTCGAGGAGCATTTCTACAACTTCGATGGTGCGGGAGTCTGAAGCATTTTCGAGGAAGTTCTTGATTCGAGTTTCCATTTTTTCTCCTTTAGGGTTGTTGATAGTTCTACTATATCACCTATTCGATGACATGTACACTACCATTTTCAAGAGCCTCAGAAGTGTGTGGGAGCTGCGCAATTTTGCGGGCATATGCAACTACATCCGCGGGGGTCTGCCATCCCAGAACGTCACCGTGAAGCACTGAAACATCAATATACCAATCTTCTTCCGTGCCGCGGATGACCACGCATTCGAAAAGTCCGGACTTGTAGCCGTAGCTACCATAATGACGGATGACAGAGATTCCGTAACCGTTCGGGAAAAAGGCCTTCTTCGCAAAGTCACCTTCAGGTACGTCGAAGTCCGTTTCGCGGAGTGCGATTTCATTGGTCATTGTTTTCTCCTTTGCGGTTGTTGATAGTTCTACTATATACTAGGTGGGTGAGAATGTACACTCACCCACCCGTGTCACCCTAAAGCTGCGCAACCTGACGGGTGTAGCTCCATTCAACCTTACCGAAAACGTTGCTCGGAAGGGCATCGTAGACTCTCGAGGGCATTACGGCGATGATCTTGAAGTTGCGTCCGGGGCGCGCAGTTTCCATTGCGGCATGATGCATTTCGAGTGCGGAGTCCACTGAGCCGGCCCACTGACTTCCGATGCCGAGCTGCTCACGGTCACCCTCCCACTCGCTCACAATTGTGAAGGACGTTTTGGTGGGCTGGCCCTTTGCATCATGTACGTAGTTGGCGGGAATGTCCCAAAGGTCAGGCTCAGTACGGCGGCGGACCGTGTAAGTGTCCGTCTTGTTGTCATAGCTTTCAACGACACAATCGTTGTCGTCCCAGCCGATGAAGTAGTTGATGACGCGGACTGGGTGGCCTTTGCGGAACATTTGTTTCTCCTTTTGTGGTTGTTGATAGTTATACTATATACTAGAGGGTGGGCTTTGTACACCCACCCTCTCAAGTATTACAAGCGGGCGAAATATTCTCCGTCTTCCTCTTCGACGATGAGAGTTTCGTACGTCTTCCAACCATCTCCTGTGGTGTAGAAGGAAACTGAGAGGTCGTCTCCTTCTTCCTTGATGTTGGTGATTTCGAAGTGCCAATCACGGGTGTCCTCGCCTTTGCGGAGGAAGAATTCGCGGAGTGCGACTTCAATGTTTCCGAGGTGCATTTTCTCTCCTTTGTAGCTGTTGATAGTTCTACTATATACTAGAGAGGGCGGAATGTACACACCCTCTCTAGCATTATCTCATATTACTCGTCGTCGAGCTGGCGGTACTTATCCGCGCGGTCCTCTTCGATCGAGAGTTGAAGGGAGGAAACGACCTCGTACTTGGTGCCGTCTTCCTTACGAGCTTCCCAACGGTTGAGCTCGTCTGCGCGGCCTTGAGCATCGCGTTCGAACTGGTACGGAATGTTGTGGAAGGGGTTGGTGCGGCCAATTTCGCGGACGTAGAAATGCATTTCGTTTTCTCCTTTAGTAGTTGTTGATAAGACTACTATATATTGCGGTTTCCCAAATGTACACTTGAATTTTGGTGACGTTTTGGGAGGCGATGGGTATGCGGGCAATAACTACTTCATCGAGAAAACAAGAGAGGCTCTGGGGTTAGCAGAGCCTCTCTCGTATTAGCTAGAGGTTGAAGTCTTCGGCGTAGCTAAGTGCATCCTTTTCCGAATCGACTCCAACGAGGGTCTCGTCCCATGCGGCCTTTTCGGGGTATCCGCGGGTTACCCAAAAGGTGGTGTGGTATTCGTCTTCGATTTGGTACCAAACGACTTCGTTGACGGAATCGACGAGAATCTTTCCCGTGCAGGTATGTGCGTGGGGGAAACCTTCACGCTTTGCAATGCGGGCATTCTCTGCGTCGATGAAGAGGATGTCTGCGGTGATTGCTTCGAAGGTGTTCATTTTGGTTTCTCCTTATTGGTTGTTGATAGTTATACTATATAACACGAGGAATGGAATGTACAATCCATTCCCCATGTTACTTAGTATTACTTTGAGACGGAAAGTCGATTCGCGGAGGAACCGTAGGCCCAATGTCCGTTGAAACGGTAAGCTTCCCATTCGAAGGTTTCATTGGGCTCGAGGTCTTGGAAGGTAGCGCGGGCATCGTCACCCTTTCCTTCAACTTTGATGAGGCGGTAGAAATCCCAGCGATCTTGGTTCATTCCTCCGTGGAAGTGAAGTTCGAAGATTTCTCCAACATTCTTGGTGCTGATGCGCTTTGCCATTTTGGTTTCTCCTTTAGTATTTGTTGTTGATAGTTATACTATATACTAGATGGCGAGCGATGTACACTCGCCACCTAATATATTAATGATATATCAGTCCTCTTCTTCGAGCTCCATTATCTCGAGGAGCGGGTAGTGCTGAGTGATTCGATCCCAGTAAACGATGTGGCGGACGGTATCATCCTCGTCGCTGACTTCCACCCAACGTTCTTTGTAGGAAGTGTAGCGGACTTCCCAGCGGCCTTCCAAACCGGTGGCCTCGATTTCGTCTCCATTGTGGAGGTTGTTGTAATAGTAGATTACCTTTTCGCGATCCATCGTTTCTCCTTAGTAGCTGTTGATAAGACTACTATATACTGCTGAAGAGCGGATGTACAATCCAATTTTGGAAGGTTTGGGCGGCTTTTGGGAGGCTGCTGGTATGCGGATGATGGGTGCTTCATCCAAGAAAGGGTGGAGGCCCTGTGGTTAGCAGGGCCTCCGAGGGTTTAGGCGACGGGCTTCAGCTTGACGTACCCGTAGCGGTCCAAGTGGATGGTGTACTCGGTGCCGGCGATTTCGAGCGTGTCGTTCACCGAGACTTCGATTCGCTGCTTGGGCTCCTGACGGTGTGCGGTGATCATCGCGCCGTTCTGGCTCATGAAGGCGACGGGACCCGACTCGATAGGACCCTGGTCAACGATCCGTCCCTTGCCGTCCTTCGTCCATCCGAAGATCGAGTAGGTGCTGTACTGGCCGTAGCGGTTGGGGTTGTCGATGAAGTGGAGCTCGACGTTGCGGGGGCTCTGGAAGTAAGCGGGCTCTTCGGGGAAGGTGGTGGACGGCTGGGTTTCGATGATGTGCTTCATGATTTCTCCTTATTGGTTGTTGTTGATAGTTATACTATATACTAGGAATGGGGCGGTGTACACCCCATTCCCAGTATTACCGAATGTTACTCGGCGAGCTCGTAGTAATCCGGGTCGTAGCAGCTACCCTGCGTTTCGGCAACCGACTTGTTGAGGGCGGAGACGAGACCCTTCGCGGTTTTGGGGTTGCGGTTGATCTTGGGGTTCCACGAGTTTCCGCATTCGAGGGTGTAGGAGAACGTCTTGACGAGTTCCTCGAGCGTTCCGGTGTAGGGGCTTTCGGAACCGCGGCGGGTCTTGATGATGGTGATCTGCTTTGCCATTTGAATTTCTCCTTATTGGTTGTTGTTGATAAGAATACTATATAATGCGGATCAGGATTTGTACAATCCTGAGCCACATTACTTAGTATTACTTGAGGACGGTGACTTTCCGCTGCGGCAGGCCGCGGGTGTTCGTGACCCATCCGGACTTGAAGCGGATGACTTTCCACTGTCCCCATCGACCGTCGGGGAAGTGGGAGTCTGCGAAGGTCGCGGTCGACCAGTCACCATTCTTTTCGAACTTGAGGAGGCGGCAAGTGAGGGTGCGGTCGTTTCCTTCGATCTGAAGGACGAACTCTTTGTCGACGTTTCCTGCGGCGATTCGCTTTGCCATTTTCTTTTCTCCTTTAGTAGTTGTTGATAAGACTACTATATACCACGGTGAAGCAGATGTACAATCCAAACCGAAACTTTTTGGTGAGGTTTTGGGCGGCTTTGAGAACGCGGATGAAGGGTGATATGCCTAAAACCTCTGAGTGACCCGAAGGCCACCCAGAGGTCTCGCGGCTTTAGCCGAGGATTTCGTCGATCGAGCATCCGTCGAGCAGGGCTCCGTAAGCGTCTTCGACATTTCCGGCGCTGCCGACCAGGTGGGCGAGCACTTCGCGGAGAGCGGTCGCGATTTGACCGTAAACTCCGTGCTGACCCGCGATATCGAAGGACGGGCTTTCGTTTGCGAGGAGGCGGGCTTCGTTGAGCTTGATTGCGAGGGCTTTGTGGGTTTCGAAGCGGTTATCCGAGCGGTTCATTTTGTTTCTCCTTTGTTGTTGTTGATAGTTATACTATATAACACCTTCTAGGATTTGTACAATCCTAGAAGATGTTACTTAGTATTACTTGGCGGTGAAGGGCTGGGCTGCGGTGTAACCGGTGGGTGCGACCCACATCGGTCCCTCGATGACATCGCGGTACGGGCTGGCCTCTTTGGGGGTCCAGATGATGTGGTACTTTACGACGGGTCCGAAGGGGTCCAGAGGACGAGCGGTGCACTTGTAGATGGCACCTTCTCCACCGAACTTGTTCTCGACGTAAGCGGTCATTTCTTCGAGGTTCTTGAGTTCCATTTTCTTCTCCTTTGTTGTGGTGTTGATAGTTATACTATATACTGCTTTTCAGCGGATGTACACTCAGTTTGCGAGTGACTTTGCGACGGCCATGAACTGGTTGACGGATTCGCGAGGGCCTTTCACGGAGACACGGGTGGCATCCTCGTTGATGCCGAAGGTGAGATCGTAGAAGGAAGGAGAAGTTGCGAGGCGGGTGATCAGGGTGAGTCCCTGGATGTAGGTGAAGCCTTCGAGGTTTACGTGGGCTTTCTTGTTCTTGAACATTTTTTCTCCTTTAGAAGTTGTTGATAAGAATACTATATACTGAAGAGAGGGTGGTGTACACCCTCTCTCCAATATTTCTTCTTGTTACTTCCAGAAGGTGAGGGTGGCTCCGATGAACTCTCGAGCGTTCAGGAGCTGTGCGACGAAGTCGCTGTCTTCGGAGAGGTTGTAGAAAGCGGTGGAACCGGGGAAGTCTCCAGTGATCATGAGGAGGATGATGGGAGCGGTGAAGATGAAGAGGATGCCGAGTGCGGTGGTGCTGAGGATCTGGAAGGCTTTCATTTTGTTCTCCTTTGTTGCGGTTTGTTGTTGATAAGACTACTATATACAACTATTGATGCGGTGTACACTATGCGGTGTAACATTTTGCAGGAGTTTGGTAACAAAAGGAGGGTGAGGTTTGGTGACGATCTGAGAGGTTTACCGATGCGGGTGAATAACTTATCATCCACCCGCACCGAGCCTCAGAGGGTGAGGCGAGGGTAGTGCCTAGGCGTTCCAGGCCTGCTCGACGTGGATGATGTGAAGGACGCCTGGGTGGGAAGGAGATTCGATGGTGAAGTAGGTAGGATCGAGGTCATCCTGGGTTCCTCCAATGACTGAGCCTGAGTAGACATATGTCATGGGGTTTTCAACCTCAGAGGAAGGAACTGGAAGCTTCGAGACAATGTCCATGGCTTCCTCCTCCGTGTTGAAGCCGAAGGCTTCGTACATGTCGCTCACGTTCTCAGCTTCGTAGTCCCAGCAGGGTTCCTCGATGGGGCAACCATCAGCTCCGAGTTCGATCGAGGTGGAGGAGTCGATGTTGGTTTGAGGAGCTTCAGTGGTTTGAGGGGAAAGGGCGATTACGATGGAGGCGAGGATCGAGAGGAGGAGGTTCATGATTTGGTTTCCTTTTCTTTAGTGGGTGGTTGTTGTTGATAAGACTACTATATACAGATTTTTTCGCAATGTACACTTCATTTTGAGGTTTGTGCCTATATATAAGGTTGCGGGCCTTTTCCGGAAACCCTGGAAGGCTTTTTGGCAGGGCACTGCCCTACTCTCGGAAAATTCCGGCGAAATAACAGTGTCTATATACAGCGTACACCCATCCCCATCCCAAGTGTACAAAATCGAAAATACTGGATAATATCAACCCATGACAACAACACAACAAATCGCTGCCTGGTGGAAAAACCTCAATGGCGCAGGCAAATTCGGCTTTGCCTCCATTGTCTTCCTCGTTCTTAACTATCTCGGCCTGTTCATTGCCTACCCATCGGTGATGTTCGTCGTGACGTTCATCTTGCTCTTAATCGCAGCAGTCATCGGCACTGTCGTCTTCTTCTGCAGGGACAAGGACTAATGAACAACGACCTCTACGAAGCACTCATCAACCTCGGACTCCCACGTCTTCCGAAGGGCTACAGCTACAAGTTCAAAATCCGAGACTACGACGAGTCTATCGTGAACAAGTGGCAGGACGCTCTCTACTGCTCACTTCGCAAGCACACCTTCGGAATCCCTCACGAAATCCATCGATGTGTTCTCGGCAAGGGAATCCTCGTACGCTGGAAAGTGAGCGGAGACATGAAGGAATCTCTCGAAAAGGGGATCGTGACGGAGGAAGAGCTCGAACAGGGTAAGTGGCTGCCAGCTCATCTCGTCCACGCAGGCTCCTATGCCTTTAAAAAGTTCGAAGAAGCTCAAGCGATCAAAGAAGCTGCACGACTTAAAAAGGAATCTGAACGTGACATCACTCGTCAGATTTCTCAGTTCCTGAACAAGAGGCTCCCATGAAAACCTACAGCGACGTCATCGAACTCTACTCTCTGGGCCTGCCAGAAATCCCAGCTCCTTACTCTCTCCGATTCAAGATCAAGCGAATCGTCACAGGACAGAATGACCGAAAGTACTCGAACGTTCTCTATGTCACCGTCTACAAGACCTTCCTCGGTTTCCCCTTCCCCTGGAAGAGCGCGTACATGTCTCGAGAAGAGCGTGCAAACCGTTATAGCTCAGACATCTCGTTCCTTCTGAACAACGGCTACCTGACTGAGGAAGAGTTCGACAAGCAGGAATGGTTCCCTGCTCACCTTGCTGTTGCCGGTAAATACGCTTATGACCAATACATCTACCCAGAAATCTTTCGAAAGAAGCGGAAAGAACTGGATAAGCTGAAGAACACCCCTCCTCCTCTCGTCTCTGAAAACCTCGACAACATCAAAGACTTTCTACACAAGGGAATGCCGTAATGAAACTCAACCTCGTCTACACCTACGCAACACCTCACGAGCAAGTTGTAAATATTGATGAGAATGCTTTCCTTAATTGGTGCTATGAGCATACAGGTGATTCTTCAAACGTTATTCTTCGTGAGTGTCGTTTGCGTAATATCTCGCCTAATCAATTCTTTCTTGAAAATCACACCTACATCTTCGGATACCTCGACTCTCTAGGTGAAGCCAAGCTCTCTGAGTTGACTGGATGGGGACACACGGGCATTGTGCTTTCTGAAGTGGAGCTGCTCGATGACTGACGAACTGATGGAACGTGTACTTTTCCTCGAAAACTTGTTAAAGTCGAATGGTGTTCACGAGTTCACTTGTAATGTCGCTAAAGTCGACCGACATAACCGACGCGGACAGACGTACATGTACCCTCAACCCTGCAACTGTTGGCTGACAAATGAAATTGGGGAAAGCCACCTTGACTGACGAAATCCAGCTCCACACTCTCTCCTGCCCTCTCACCGAACAGGCTCGACGAAAGTCTCTCGGTCTCAAGCTCCTCCGTAATCCTAAGTGCACCTGCCCTCCGAAAGAAGAAAATGCCTAAGAGCGAAGAAACCACTGCAACAGTCAACGTCCGCTTCTCTCACCTCGTAACTGATGAGGCTGCAGTTGAGATTGACCTTACCGAGTACCGAGCTTGGCTTGGTCTTGAACTGGACGAGTCCTTTGAGTTCACTGAGTCAGAGGTCCGTGAGTTCCTCGAATCGGGAATGGACCCCTGCTATGAGGTCACCAACCAGTACGGCCTCAACGAGTTCCAGATTGAATGGGTAGATTTTGACTGTGCCTGAAAACCCCAACCTCTTCTTCGAGGACTCAAACGACTTCATTCAGCACAAGATCAACCAAGCCCGTCAAAGGGCCGAACACGATCTCGCTGAAAAAGAAGCCTCGCGAGCAGAGAACCGAAAGAAAGCTCGAGACATCGCTGCCTCTATTTTTGAGGAAGCCGCTGACATCGCTCTTGAAGGGATCGAACAGCCGAAACTGGACAACGACACATGCTACGCAATTGCTGGCGCTCTCAAACTTCAGGCCGCTCTTATTCGAGGGGACGTCAATGAGTGAAGCTAAACTCGTAACAAACGAGCAAATTGCTGCTATTGTCAAGACAACCGCTCTCGGTCTCGCTTCTCACGTTCTTCGGCGTGGAGGCAAGGACGATGTTGACCCTCTGACTTGCATCATCCTCGCCGGCGAAATCAATCAGCTCGCTGAGATGTGGGGAAAAGCAGACTTCTTTAACTTCGACGAAAGCACCCTAAACGATGGCAGTTAAATACCGCTCATACAAGCCTCACCGTCTCGCAATTCAGACACTTGAACAACAGATTCGTGAGAACAACACCACAAAGTACCGTTGCATTGCGTATGGCGATCCACAGGATGAGATCGATATCTACGACATCTGGAACGCTCAGCTTCAGGAAACGATCTCTCTTCTTCTGGATGTGGTGGAAAATGCCCCGTCCTAACATGAACGAGCCATGGGCTCTCATCATCTGCACGACAACCTCTCTTAATTCTCAGATCGGACCACAAGCTGATCTTGAACGGTATGTTGACACCGGACACTGGCGTTTCTACTGCTCATGGCCTTCCTATGAAGACTACAGCAATCTCACCGAAGATGTCCGTGAGACCATCATCCGTCTAGCTCGCGAAGCTGAAATTCGAAGGAGAAAAGGTGTCACTACTCCAGGCTATTAAAGACGCAATCGATTCATTCGATCCAACGAATCCCAAGGGTCATGAATTGTACCAGCACATCGCTTCTAAGCTCTACGAAGCGGGGCATTCACAACAACCAGCCGTTGAGATCGTTGCTCAAACTATTGACCGTACAACCGTTCTTGCCGAGAACTCTGAAAGTCTGGAAGAGTTTAAGGAAAAGCTAGATCGTTTCGCTCATCTCCGCAAGGACTTCAAGTTTTAAGGACTTCCCATCAAAATCGTAACCCAGATCGAAACACCCACTCTCGGTGACACCGTCTTTGAACAGGCAGACCACCGAACCACGACGAACCTTCCAGACCAGCAGGCAATGATTGTCGAGCTGCTCTACGAAATCCTATTTAAGGTCAAAGCCTCGTATCAAATTCCTGATGAGATGCTCAACCTGAATGGATACATTCCAACGAGGTTCCGTCCGCGACAGGGTTACAACTCTCCCGATCCCGACTTCCTTGACCGTCCACTTGTACTTTCCCCTCTCGAAGAGATAGAATCAGAACATGCCGAAAATTAAAGTCAAAGAGACGAAGACAGTTAAAGCAGAGGTCGATGAAAACGACCTTGCCCGTTCCATCGCTGAGAATTGGAGCGAGGATGAAGTAGCCAACTTTCTCATCGAACTATTCGAAAACATGCACTATGGGCAAGAGTTTAAGTTTGTTGAAAAAGCCACTTTATGGGGTTTCCGTGCAAAGTTTGAAGCTTGGGTAAAAGGTGATGCATCATGACTCTTCAAGATGACATGAAGGCTCGACTGTTTAACGAGCTCAATGGTATGATCGCTCCTGATGGTGGAAACCGAGACAAGCCCTATCTCTCGACTCTCCAGTGCCAGACCCTCTCGAGCGTCATCACTAATAAGTTCTTCATTCTCGACCGAAACGATCTCGCCACTCCTCGAGTCGCGGATAACACTGGCCGAGCAAACCGATATCTTCATGCTTACGATCATCGAGCTGAGGGTGCAAACATTCAGGGAACTGATTCATGGGACCTTGCCGTGGACAAACTCGTTTCTGCTATCCACGACATCGAGGCTCTCGAACTAGCTCGCGACTGGAAAGAAAACAAGGATCGGGAAGACCAAGAGCTTCGAGACCTTGCTATGCGTCTCTTCAATCTCTCGAATCCGACCAGCGAGTGGAGCGTTCTCTCGGACCTTGTCCATGAGAAGTGGATCAACATCGCTCGAAACGCGAAGACTCTTCTGACCTAGAATGGAGATTTGGGTACTCGTCGCTCTTTCGGTGTATGCTGTTTTTGCAGGGCATTGGAATGCCTGGGAAAACGCTAAATCGGTCAAGAAACCTCAACCTTCTCTAAAACCGCCTAAAGCTACCAAATCGTTGAGTGACTACATTCCCAAGGACCGTTCCATCCAACAAGCTCAGCACCGAGAATGGGACCAACAGAATGCCGCTCTTCGTCGTGCAACCTGTAAAGGCCACTACGGTAAAGTCGCGTGCAAACATTGCTATGTATCAGATATGAACACCCCATGGAACTGCCATTGCGACGTTGTTGAAGTCCGCAACATGGATGGTTCAATAGCTCTGTATTACATTAAACCTGAGAAAAACTGCAAATACCACTCAAAGGACCATTACTTTGTCAACCAAGTTTCCACCACTGCCTGACGGTTATTTCTTCCGTGTAGACGATCTCCTCGGAGCTCCTGTTCTCCGAATCCAGAAAAACGGCTTTCTCGGCTCAAAGACTGCCGAACTCGTTTGGATCGACGAAGAAGACCAGAATCCTGAGGGACTTGTCCGAGTTGGAGAATATCTCAAGAGTCGTCTACTCGAAAAGCTTGAAACGTCAGACTTCATTGAGAAATTCGCTGGCGACTACCCACCCAAGGAACTTTAAATGATCACGCCTCCACCTCTTCCAAAGGGCTACTACTTCAAGCTGACTCCTGGCTACAGCGAGTACGCTGACTTTATGCTCGCTCGGTTACAGAACTATGCGGCCAGCGTGAAGCTCTATAAGAAGGGCCTTTGGGGCAATAGCAAACATGTCGTCACAATCAGCATCCCTGAAACCGGACCGCATGTCCATCCCACCGAAGAGCAGGTCCTTGAGGCCATGAAGACGGCGATGCTCTATGTCCCGACAAACTAAAATGCCGAGGGGCTACCACCTCTCGATCCATCACCAGTTCCCGGACCGTCTAGGCCATGGTGGCTTCACTCGGATTGAACTCATCAAGGACCACTGGTGGCATGGCCCAAAGAGTGTCTACTCGTACCTCTCATTCTACACGATGATTGAGGGGTCGAAGGAGGCAGAGCTGCGAGAATGGTTCATCGATTACGCCTGGCAATTAAAACGAGGGATTGTACTTCCCGAAGAATAAAGGATATTATCTACTTATGAATCAAACAACAAGAGAAATCACCTTCAGTGAAATCCGCCAGGGTGACAAGCTCCGTGTAACGGAAACTTACCCTTCAGGTCTTGAATCAACCGTCGTCGGAATTGCATCTCAGGCTGACACGGTCGTCACTGAGCATGCTCGATGGCTAGCTCACTCCGACTCGCAAAACAATGCCGACTTCATTCTTGCCGTCACTAATCCTCCACGAGGCGTCAAGCAGAAGATCGAACTACTTCACCGTGAACGGATTGCCCCGCCAACCGAGCATGGCACCATCATCCGTATTACCGAGTTCATCCGATACAACAACGTCGTCAAGACGAATGCTCTCGCAATTCTCGACATCGACGATGAGTGGTGCTACTTTGAGTATCCCAACGAATGCGGCAGTGCATACCTTGCGCCAAGCAGCATCGTCTCCTGGAATCCCGTCGACATCACTGATCTCCCTAACTAAAGGACTTAAATAAATGGATATTACCCTCATCGTGATCGCCGTTCTGGTGATCGCCGCAATCATCGCTTTCTTCATCAGCCGCGCATCTCGCAAGAAGAAGGCCGCAAAGGCCAAGGCCTCTCACCCTGCAGCTCGTCAGTCGTATATCGTTCCGCCAACTTCGACAACTCCCGTTGAAAAGTTCATCGACTCGAAGCCGACAAAGAGCGTCACTCGCAAGGAGACCTTCGAAAAGAAGGCCGAGTACATTGCACCTACGTTCCGCTCTGAGACTGAGAAGAAGCAGGACGCAGCTCGACTTCGTCCTCGTTCTAACTCGACAAAGGCCGACGCTTACCGTGACCGCTACGAGGACAACTATTACCCGTCCAATGCGGTAACAGACGCTGTTCTGCTTTCCTCACTGATGGCCACTTCGGTCAACACCAACGATGACGCTCGAGTCGACCACACCCCGGCTCCTGAGAAGACCGAAGACTCTTCACCGTCGTACAACTCTGACTACAACTCCTCCTCGAGTTACGACTCCAGCCCGTCTTACTCGGACTCGAGCTCCTCGTACACCTCGTCTACGAGCTACGATTCGGGTTCTTCGTACTCGAGTTCCAGCGATTCCTCGTCAAGCTACAGCTCGAGTAGCTATGACTCTGGTTCTTCTTCCTCGTCCTTCGACTCCGGTTCTTCTGGCTCGTTCGACTAAAAATTGTACACTTCACGGTACCCGTAATAGAATAAATCTGTTACGGGTACCACCCACTTAAAGGATTAAAATGCGAAACAAATTTCTTCGACTCATGACTGCAGGCACGCGACGCTTCCATCAGGGTCGAGTCAATGACCTCTCAGCGGAGCTCGATGCAATCGACAATGAAATGGCTGATCTACAGGAACGACGCGAAAAAGTCGTTGACCAGCTGGAATATCACGAGGAGTGCTTGGGCATTTGAACAGAAACCAGGCACTAGCTCTCAGGTATGCCGAGGCTCTTCTAGAAGACCCTGACTTCCTCGGTATTAGTGAACTGTTTGGCGAGGATTACAACCTCTCAGAAAAGGACGAGCACGAAATCTACGGGTTCGTTTCAAAGATTTCTCTCAACTACCCTCAAGAATGGGACAAAGAATAGTGTCAGTCACAATCGCATCGGTAACTCCTGATCAGTTTGAGGATTTGGTGGTTGAGCGAGCAAACCGAATTAAAAACCTCGACATTGAGATTGCAGATATTCCGTTCGAACTTCTCCTCGAATCAGAGCAGTTGAAGTACAAGCACATCGCTCGTCAGCAGCTCCGCTCACAGTTCACGATTCTTCCGAGCCACGTCGAACCGAAGGTCAAGAAGGTTCTGATTCGGAGTCTTTCTCCATGGAGCTTTCGTCCAGAAGTTTGGGCAGAGCTGAAGGCCATTCAAATGTTCACTCCTCGGAATCTTCCATCTCGAGAAGTTTATGTGGTTGAGTTTGAAGACGGTCAGAAAGACCTTTGGGCGATCGACGACCCTGACAACCACTTCGAATTTAAGGATGCAAGTACGTACGAATGAAAGAACGTTTAATCCTCACAGGAATTGGAACGCTTTGGGTTTGTTTGGTTCTTGCCGGTTATATTTGGTTAGGATCGCTGATCCGAGCTGAAGACGCCGCATACTTCTATTACTCAATGGGATTAATTGTTACAGGCGGTTTTGCCAGTGTTCGGTTTATCATCTATCATTTTACAAGGAACCATAAATGAACCACTTCGAGTATCTTAAAAGCCTCATCGGGTATCAGGCTTACTCAAATGCGGGTGCTGGAGAGATTGTCGATGTGGACTCAGACAACCATCTCCTTGTGCTCTATTCGGGTGGTGGTTATCTGTCACACCCACTGCACGAATTAACAATCATCAATCCGGCTCCTGCGGTTCCGACTGGACGTGATCCTAACCGAATCCCTATTCTCCTTCAAGAGATTGCTCTGTATTGGCAGAAGCATCCAGACCTCCGTCTGGGACAGCTTCTCGGCAACTTTAATGTCTCCTACAATACAGAGGATGACGTGCTCCTGGAGCGTTTACGTGATCCAGGTTACTTTGATCGTCCTTTGTGATAAGATCATTTCAACAAACAGCAAACTAGAGTAAAGGCATTTTAATGGTCGCAGTCGGCATCGCGGGATTGACCGTACTAACCGCCGCTTGTGTCGTCGCTTTCCTCATCTGGAGACGGAAGAAGCTGAACGAAGCAAGAGAAAAGGTACGGATTCTTAACACTCAACGGGACACTGCTCAGATCGTCGAAGAGTATCGTCGCGCTCAGGTTGAGAAGTCTTGGGAAGAGTTTGACCGCCAGCAGTGGCAAAAGCGCTTCCAAGAAGGTAGTGTAGAATAGAGATAGGTCACCTAAACAGATTGGTCCTATCATGAGTAAACGAATACCAAGAGCATACGCAAAAGCATGGCGCTGGGCAGCAGCGTCACCGAAAGATCCGTATTATGTCCGCTGGCTTTACCGCCTGGCCATTTTCGGTTCCCCAATCATGTTCATCGCTTTTGCAACGTCCTTCGCTCTTGTCACAGACGATTGGCTAGCTGCCGTCTTTTTCTATGCGTTCGTCCTACTCTCGCACCCCGCTGTCATCACCTTCCTCTATCACGACTATTACTGGTTGATTGAAAGTCGAAGACCTCCCCGCGATGACGAAGAAGGTTAAGATTAATAGCTCCTCCTCGTGAGGAGCTATTTTTCTTTAAATTGTACAAGACCACTATTTCTAGATATAGTCTTTACATGATCACATTCAAAGCAAAAGCTACTGACGGAGAGATCATTAACTCTGCTCTGTCTCCTTTCAACTTCCCTGCGGGTGAAGCTCACACCAAACGTGAAGAGCGTCGTGAACTGGAAAAGGTTGAGATCGCTATCATTCAGCCGTCTCCCAGTTCGATCCACGACGACCTGTTCCAGCTCGCAATGTGGAGCAACTACATTCTCCGAACGTCAGGTGAAACAAAAATGGTCGTGGTCATTCCTTACATGCCGGGTGCTCGCGCAGATAGAGGTCTTCCATTTGGTCTTGAAGTCTATACAGAGTTTATTGGCAATCTACTAGTTGATCAGGTCATTGTTTTCGATCCTCATTCTGAAGTAACTGTCAGTGAGTTCGCATTTGCCTCAACGCCTCTTACCCCTGTCTACTCATCGCAGCTTTTCACGAAGCCCTATATGGAGCTTCTGACTCGGGACCACTACTCCGGAATTATTGCTCCTGACAAGGGTGCAACTGACCGAGCCACTCAGGTTGCCGAGGTTCTCGACATTCCTGTGTACACTGCCGAAAAGACGCGTGACTTTAAAACGGGCAAGCTCTCTGGTTTCCAGCTCGACGGTCTTCCTCGTGATGGACGCTACCTGATCGTTGATGACATCTGCGACCGCGGTGGTACCTTTAAAGGTCTGGCAAACGCGATCGATCTTCCGCCTTCTCAGCTGGAATTGTTCGTCTCTCATGGTGTCTTCTCGCATGACGCGATTGAGGAACTGCCGAACTACTTTGGGCGTATTATCACCACGAACTCGTACTTTCCAGAACGTTTCCTCGGTGATGGAGTTTTCAAGCGGGTTGACGTAATCCGTCTGCTTCTCGAAAAAATCGAGGATTTTACTTAAACCTCTAAGTTGTGTATAGTTTTATCTGAAACAACAACACCTCATACTAAAGGAAATTAATTGACTAAGTCTCGTTTTGAAGCTTTCATGGAACGCAAGTTCAAGTCCAACCCCACGGAAGCACTGTTCTACACCGATGCCTACAAGTTGGACCACCGTCGTCAGTACCCGGATGGTACTCAGTTCGTGTACTCCAACTTCACAGCTCGCAAGTCTCGTATGGCTGATATCCACCACACTGTCCAGTTTGGTCTGCAGGCATTCCTTCAGGACATCCTCATGGACCGTTTCGAGAAGTTCTTCGCAGCCGATGAAGATGAAGTTGCCGCTGAGTACACTCGAAAGGTCAATGCTCTCCTCGGTGAGAATGAAGTTGGCAATGCCCACATTCGTGCTCTGCACCGTAAGGGATACCTCCCGCTGAGGTTCTGTGCTGCTCCTGAAGGTTCTTTGGTTCCTATTAAGGTTCCATCCTTCACTGTTGAAAACACTGACCCAGAGTTCTTCTGGCTTGTCAACTACATTGAGACTGCAGTTAGCGCAGCTACTTGGCAGCCTGCAACTTCTGCGACTATTGCTGCCATGTTCCGCAAGTTGCTGGATATGGGCGCTGAAAAGACTTCTTCCGTTCCCGAGTTCGTAGATTGGCAGGGCCATGACTTCTCCTTCCGAGGAATGTCCTCTATTGAATCTGCCCAGTCCTCTGGTGCAGGACACCTTCTTTCGTTCACAGGAACCGACAGCCTCACGGCAATCGACTGGATCGAAGAGTTCTACCCTGGTGACAATGGCTTCATTGGTGGCAGCGTGCCTGCAACCGAACACAGTGTTATGTGCGCTGGCGGAGAAGAAGGAGAAGAAGCAACCTTTAAGCGTCTCCTTAGGCTCTACCGTTCGGGAATCCTCTCCGTGGTATCGGACACCTGGGACTTCTGGGCCGTTATCCGAAAGGGAGGCATCCTTGACCGCCTTCGAGAGGATATTCTCAGCCGAGATGGCAAGCTCGTTATCCGACCGGATAGTGGAGACCCTGTTGACATCATTTGCGGAACGTCTCGACTCACTGGCATTGACGCTGCCTTTGACACCGACGAAGAAAAGGGAGCTGTTCAGCTTCTTTGGGAGCTCTTCGGTGGAACTGAAAATGACAAGGGATTCAAAGAACTCGACCCCCACATCGGTCTTATTTACGGTGACTCTATCACCCCCGAACGAGCTGTTGAAATTATGGCTCGACTGGCAGAAAAGGGATTCGCAACCACCAACGTAGTCTTTGGTGTTGGCTCCTTCACCTACCAGTACAACACTCGAGACACCTTCGGCTCCGCAATGAAGGCTACATGGGTGAAGTTTGAGTACGGCATCGAGCGCAACATCTTCAAGAACCCGAAGACTGACGATGGCACCAAGAAGTCTGCCACCGGTCGACTTGCAGTTCTGAACTACATGAATGGCGAGAAGTACCTCGTGGAGAAGGCAACTCCTGAGCAGGAAGCCGCTTCTGTGTTGCAGCCTGTATGGGAGAATGGTCAGTTCATTGAGGGCAAGAAGCTCTCCTTCAAGCAGGTCAGAGAGAACCTCAAGCGTGACCTCGGGATTCTCGAACGAGCCGGTATTGACTTCTAGTGTACACCTCTAAGTGAGTAGTATATAATCAGAATATGAATACACATACCCTACCCCAAGAAACAGTAAATGAATTGGTCGCTCTTCGACAGGAGAACACGGAGGAGTTCCACAATTTCGTGAAGGCGCTCGTCGACAACAAATGGTCATTGCGATCTGTTGCTGCCGCACTTGGTGTCTCTCACTCCATCGTGAAGGTCTGGAAGGACAGTGCGGAAGGGACCACTAACCGCGAGGTGCCTGAGGTACCTAAGAAGCTCAAGGCTTCATCCTCAAGGCCTATCAAGCCAGAGGTTGAGATTCCTACATCTGACCAAGAGCGTATCCTAGAACTCACCCAGCAGGCCTCTATGGTACGTGGCCGCACACCTCAGGACTCACCGTACCGTATCGCTGCTCGAGAGCTCGAGGACATCCTCTTCCACTACAAGGAAATGGACGTTTCGTACAAGCGACTGTCCGAGATTGCTCAGGTCTCTCGCCGAGCGATCGCTCAACGTCTAGAAAGCCGAGCCCGCCGTGTTAGCACCGACGCCTGACGAAGTTCGATACATCAACTTCGCGCAGTTCCCCGCATCGTACACCATCAACGGTGTCAAGAGTAGCGGTGATCAGCTCAAGATCATCGCCACCAGTGACCACCTCATCGTCTACAAAGACAAAGACGTGGTCGAGCAGGTATGGGGACTTGCATCCTTCGAGAAGATCGACTACAAGACCTATGTGGTACAGACCAAGGAGGGAATCGAGGTCACCGTCAACCGTGAGAACAACTGCGGCTGTGGCAATTCACTTCGAGGATACAACCCTTATGCGTCTAAGCCCCACATCGCGCATTACCCATCATTGAAAGGAACCTAAATGGGAGATATTCCAGGCGTTCCACAAATGCTGTGGAAAAGAGACGATGCTCCGACAGTAGAGTCTCAGACAGGCTGCTCGTACTGTCTCTTTGAAGGAGTCGACGCTCCTCTGAGCCGAGTCTTCTTCTGGGCAGGAGTCTCCTGTTGCGCAAAACACCTTCTAGCTTTAAGGACACCACCTTCAGAATGAACCTTGGAAAAGTAGCTCTACTCGGTCTCGCAACATACCGAGCCACTAAGCTGATCATGGAGGATGAAATCCTCCGCACACCCCGTGAATGGGTAGAAGAGAAGGTTTCCGGTTCTCCGAAGCTTTCGTATTTCATCTACTGCCCTTGGTGCATTTCAATTTGGGTAGGTGGTGCACTAGTCGTTCTTGACAAGGCCTCACCCGAATTAAGTGACGCAGCTCAGAAAATTCTTGCCTCGAGTGCGATTACAGGTCTTCTCGACACGAATCTTTAGTGTAGTATAATTTACTTTTAGTAAATGCATACTATCTCTGAGGTGTCACATGGGTGTTTTGTTCAACAAGCCGGACGCCGATAACGGAGTTTCTCCCTCACCAGTCTCATATTCTGCTTACCGTGGAATGACTGCGTCGGCCGTACGAATTGATTTGAAAGACTCACGACAGGTTCAAGCCCTTGCTCGTCGTCTTCAGAATGAAACATGGCAAGAAGACGCGTGGGAATACTACGACCTTATCGGCCACATTAAATTCACAGCGAACATGCTCGCTAGCATTCTCTCGCGAATCCGTCTTTACCCAGCCCTCATTACGGACTCCTCAACGGTACCGTCAAATCTTTCTAGCATCAAAGACTATGATGCACGCATCATCGAGTTGGCTTCGGAGGCCATCGAAATCCTGTCAACAGGAAACGGTGGTATCTCCGGGCTTCTCCGTGACTTCGCACTCAACCTGTTTATCGCGGGTGAATGTTTCCTAGTCGAGGAACCACCGAAGCTCTCACAAGGCATCGATTCAAAATGGCAGATTCGTTCTACCAGTGAGATCGTTGTTATTAAGAGTGGTCGCGGTGACCAGACGACCGAGAGAACCTACCTCAAGCCATTCCGTCAGGCACAGATTCAAGACTACATCGAAATCTACCCTGGTCAGCACTGCAGCCGTATGTGGCGCAACCACCCTCGTTTCTCCGAGGAAGCTGACTCATCACTGCGCGGTATTCTTGAGGACCTGGAAGAGCTCTTGCTCTCCAACAAGAAGGCCCGTATTGCGGCTCGTTCTGGTCTAGGCAATGGTATCCTCGGTATTCCTGATGATTTCGACGCAGCATTCCAGTCTGATGGAGACTACTCCGAAGACGGAAATGAAATGGCTGAACTGTCTGACGACGCTCAGCAGTCTTTCCAGGAACTCCTGCTCGAAGCTCTTGCAGCTCCAATGAATGACGAGAATGATGCGTCTAGCCTTCTTCCAACGATTCTTCGTGGACCTAAAGAAGCTATTGCAGCAATCCGTCACATTCAGCTTGCTAAGGGATTTGGAACTGAGGAACAGGCCCGCGCTGATGCAGTTCTCGACCGTGTTCTGGCCAGCCTCGACATTCCAAAGGATGTTGCGACTGGTCTAGCGTCAGTTAAATACTCAAACGCTGTGATGATCGAGGAAACGCTCTACAAGGCACACATTGAGCCAATGATTCTTATGATCGTTGACCAGCTCACTGAAGTCTTCTACCGTCCGTTCCTCATCGTGAATGGTGTCGATCCAAAGATTGCTCGCAAGAGCACACTTTGGTATGATCCATCTGCCATCACCACAAAGCCTTCTAAAGCTGAAGCGGCTTCTGAAGGATTTGATAAGGGCATCATCAGCGAGGAAGCTTGGCGTCGAGCTAATGGCTTCCCAGAGTCTGATGCGCCAACTCAGAACGAGAAGGCATGGAGACTTGCTCAGTCTCAGGGTCTGATCAGTGAGCCAATCATGGAAGCCTTGATTAAGTTCAACATTCCAGAGCTTTACGAGATTGCTCGTCAAGCCAGCATGGCGAACTCTGCACCTGAAGATCAAGCAGCTCTCAATGATGCGTTGGAGGGTGGGGAACAGTCTACCTCCGATGATATAATCGAAACGAACGATAATGAAACTGCTACAGATTTGGTAGAACCAGATGGCATGGAATAAAGAGTCAAAGGCATCGCGTCGCGCACGTGTTGCCAAGCAGCTCCGTGATAAGCACGGAAAATGGATTGAGATGGGTGGTGGTATCAAGTGGTTCAAGGATGGAAAGTGGCACAATGGTACCGCCACCGCCTTCAAGGGTAACAATGTTGAAGTAACGATGGAAGACGGCTCTAAGCAGTACGTCAACCACCGCGAAGTTGAGCCAATCCGCGCCAAGGGTTCTCTTGATGCGAAGCCTGCAAAGCCAACAGGTTCTGTTCAGGCGAAGAAGGCAAAGAAGTCCTCAGATAAGTCTTCTATTAAGGTACGCGACAACGATCCGTCAAAGCGCCTCACAACAAATGCTGAGGACCTTGAAGAGGGCGATGAAGTCCACCTCGTTGGCAAGGGCTACGGAATCTCTGACTCCGACGCTGAGAAGATGGAGGACGATGGATTTGATATCGGCCTCGACGACAAGGACGAGCCAATCCGTGCTCGCGTTGTCGACACTTCTGGTGACAAGGTAACTGTCGAGGATTCCAATGGCAAGCGTCATGAGATCGACAAGAAGGACAACGTTCTTGCCGATGACCAAGAAGTTGACGCTGCAATTCAGAATGCTGATGAAGGAGAAGCTAAGGCTGATCTTCCGAAGAAGCTCGAGCTCGACGGTCTTGACTTGTCCGAAGAGGACAAGCAGCGCATTAACGATGCCAAGACCGGTGAAGAAGCTCTCAAGGCTCTTAAAGATTCTGATGCGGGTGACTACCTTCCAATCGCTCGTAAGAACCAGAACAAGGCTTTCGTTGACGCTTACCGCAAGGCTGTAAACGACATCAACGACAAGCACCAGGTTGTTGAGAAGAAGGAAGCTGAAAAGCCTGCTGAGAAGAAATCTGAGGGAACTCCGATTGAGTCTCTTCAGAAGACTATCGAAAACCTAAACGAAGACCTTGGCGACATCGACTCGAAGAGTCTTGAAGGTGACAAGGAAGCTGAAGCTATTGCTGACGCTACTTACGACTTCAAGGCTGATTCTGGTGAGGTCTTCAACCTAAACGGTTCTCGTGATGAGAATGGTGACTGGAACATTGCCGTTAGCGACTCAGACGGAAACGTTGTTGCTAACCACAATCCAAAGGATTACAAGAGTTCACAGGAGCTCGCCCAGGCTATCAAGAGCAGCACTGAGGATAAGTCTTCATCTGACGGATCGGACGCGCCCTCAGAAGAACCTCAGGCTCCTGAGAACAAGCCGGAAGCTGACAAGCCAAAGGAATCTGAGCCAAAGGCTAAAACAGCCGAAAAGGAAGCCGATAAGGATTCTGGCGAAGCTAAGAAGGATTCTGAGAAGCCTGCTGAAGCTGAGAAGGAAACCGAAAAGGATTCTGAGAAGGAAGATGATTCCGACAAGGCTCCGCTTGATAAGGCTCTAAAGGACGCTGGCTTCTCTGATGGCGACATCGAGAAGATCAAGAACGCTGAGAACGAAACTGAAGCGGACAAGGAGTTCTTCCAGAGTGAATCTGGAAAGAAAGCTTCTGACAAGCAGATTGCGGATAAGAAGACTTCACCTGAGTACAAGAAAGCTCAGGAAGCTTACGCTGAGTTCAAGAAGGAGAAGTTCCCAACCGACTCTGACGAGAAGGTGAAGAAGAATCAGGAAGAGCGCGCTCGTCGCGAACAGGAAGATTCTCCTGAAGCTCGTGCAGATCGCGCTAAGGATTCTATTGACCGTCAGCGCGAGTTCGAGAAGGACAAGCAGGAGAAGAACACTCCTGATGCCAAGCTCGCTGAAATCGACCGTAAGATCGCCGCTGGCGAGAAGATGATTGATGACGCTAAGAAGAAGGACAATCAGCCACTCGCTGATCGTATCCAGGAGAACGTCGACAATCTGAAGAAGCAGCGCGAAAAGCTCGCACCTTCTGAAGAGAAGAAGTCAGACGAAGCTCCAGCTTCTGAAGAGTCAGATGGTTCTGGTGTTGGTGAATCTTATGAGGTTCCTGAGAATGGAATTGCTCCGCTCTCTGAGAAGAAGCTTGGAAAGATTTCTGCAGACCGCATGAATGTTGGTGACAAGTTCATTGCTCAGCGTTACAGCGAAGGCAAGAACAAGGGCAAGCTCGCTCCAATTACTGGCGGCGATGTCCGTGTCAAGCCCGATGGTAAGTCTTGGGAAATCAAAGACATCAAGCAGGATGGCGCTAAGAAGACGTGGGAAGTTGAAAGCTCTGATGGAGAGAAAGACACCATCACGATCTCTCCAAACCCCGAGTCCGGTGAAGTTGCTCGTCGTAAGATGATTGTATCTGACAGCGATAAAAACCGCGAGATGCTTGGTCTGAACAAGAAGAAGTCTGAAAAGGATTCTGCAAAGGAAGACGACAAGCCAGCTGAAGAGGATTCAGCCAAGTCTGAGAGCAAGAGCGATCTTACTCACGATCAGGCCATTGAGGCTTTCGACAAGCTCGAGAGTGACGTTGGCAAGATCAAGGCGAAGTCTGTTGATGAGACTATTGCGAAAGCAAAGCCTCAGCCTCTCGGTAATGGAATGTCTCTTGAGCTTGCACGAGACGACAAGGGAAACCTTGGCTACTCTATTAAAGATGAAGATGGAAATGAAGCTGGCTTCGTTCCATTCTCCGCGTCTGACAAGAGCCGTGCCGATGCCGTTCTCGAAGCTGTAAATTCCAAGAAGGATGATTCATCAGATTCCAAGAAGGAAGACGACAGCTCGAAGAGTGATGATTCTTCTGGTGATGAACCAGCAAAGGATGAAGCTCCTAAGGCCGAAGAAGCTCCTGCCGAAGAAGACAAGAAGGAAGAAAACGCACCATCTGAGGATGAGGCTGATTCCGGAAATGAAGCCGAGGAAAAGAAGCTTGCTGACGATGCTGAAAAGGAAATGCCTGCTGAAGAGGAATCTCCAGCCGACTCTGAGCCTGCTGAAGGTTCTGCTGACAAGGCAATTCAGAACACTGTCGATGAAGCAGCTTTCTACATCAACGAAGACAACGGTGAATCTTGGGAAGACAAGAAGGACCGTGCATGGGAAGTTCCCGATTCTGATGGCATGTACATCGCAATTGGTGAACGAAGCACCGAAGACGACAAATTCCTTGGTCTTTACGACAAGGACAACAATGAGCTAGAAACCTACAAACTAGAGGACTCCGATGGAAGAGAATCAGGAACTGACGAGGGACGAGCTGACTCCGATGGAGGAAGCCTGGATCGAGGAAATGGGGATGGAGCTGACGGACCTGGAGACGGAAGCCAGAATGGTGACCGAGCTGGACTAAAGGAAGCCGATCTCAAGGAATACCAGGATCGTTCCACAAGCCTGATTGATCAGGTCAAGAATGATGAAGATGGTTCCGTTGACAAGAGCGTTGAGCTTGACGATGAAGGCTACAGCCTTTCTTGGGAAGACAATGGTCGTGGACTTCTTCGCTACACCCTTAAAGACCCAGACGGAAACAGCATCATGCGTTTCGGTCGCTCTCTTGAGAACAAGGATTACGCGAGCCGTCTAAAGTCTGTTCGAGATGCTCATGGACAGTTGACATACGCTTATGCGCATGACAAGGATTCAAACGAGCGTAACGTAACACCGACAGCTGACATGATGCGAATTGCCGATATTGGAACTCGCTTTACCAAGGATGATACGACTTACACCAAGATTTCACCTGTTTCATGGGGATACGGCAATAGCAAGAACCCAAACAATATTCAGAGTGTAACTGATCGCGGAATCTTCCTTGCTGGAAAGGGTGAATGGAAACTCGGACACACATTCGATGACCACAAGTCAGCTGAAGAAATCGACAAGATGTCGGATGAAGAGCTGAATGCGGCTATTGCAGATTTGGATGCACGTATCCATGGCGTAATCGCTAAGGATGGTCCAATCGGTGACAAGGGCAACATGGGTCGCAATGTGACTCCTGATGATCTTGAAGCGATGCAGCGTCTCCGCTTTGAAGCTCTTACTCTTCATGACGAGGCAAAGCAGTATTCATCTCGTCTGTGGAACAAGAAGAAGGGTGACGTTCTTAACGCTGAGCCAATCGACACTGGAGAGTTTAACTCAACAGAGCCGAACGCTATTCGTGACGGTTCAATGAGTGGTGACACATGGGCTAAGCTTCGTAACGAGTATGTTGGTCTTGACCACCGCACTCTGAAGCACAACTTCGAACTGCGAAACAGTGAGAAGCCAAGCCGTGGAGCAATTGCTTGGGGAAACAAGATGGACAAGTGGGCAGGGTCAAGTGCTCTTGAAGCAGACTCTACTTTCTACCGTTCAGTTCTTGCATCTCCTGAGACAACTTCTCAGTGGAAGCCAGGTTCCGTGTTTACGGATAAGGGTGTAATGTCTGTTGGCAGCGATAAGCAGCTAGCACAGATTTACCTGGAGAACCGTGAACCGCGTACAGCCGGTAAGGTTCCAGCAATCTTCACAATTGAAGCTCCTGCCGGAACTAAAATTACTCAAGCTGACCAGACTCCTGATGGCGAATATGTAGCACCACGCGGTTCAAAGCTCTTCATCTCGAAGGTTGAGGAAGACGAGAACGGTGTTCTACAGATTACAGCTCGCATGAATCCTTCTGATGAAGAGATGTCCGCATGGACTAATAAGTCTACATCTAAGGATTCTGAGACTCCTACAGAAGCACCGGAGACTCCTGAGAGCAGCTCACCAGAGCCTGAAGCACCAGATACGCACGAAACTCCGACTGAAAGCGACGAGCCGTCAACTGCTCCATCTACAGGTTCCGACTTTGCAGCAGGACAGGTTGTTGACCACCCGAAGCATGGACGTGGAACTATTCAGCGCGTTGAAGGAAATGGTAAGTACGCACGAGTTAACTTCGATAAGTACGATGATCCGAAGAAGACATTTGGTGTAGCACTTACTAAGCTTGCGCAGACTGGAGAGTCTAAGACAGTCACAGGTCCTGAGGACAAGAAGACTGTTGCCTTCCCAGGTGAAAGCACAGCAGCTGTCGGAGCATGGTCAATCGGCGAACGTGTTAACCACGGCAAGCATGGTGTCGGTACTATCCAGCGTCTTGAAGGAAACGGCGAGTTCGCTCGAGTTCACTTCGACAAGGATGGCGACAACCCGAAGCGTACCTACGGTGTCAAGCTCACTAAGCTTGGTAAGGGTGAGACTGGAACTCCGAGTTCCATCAAGGACCCATCAACCAAGGTTGGAGACCAGAAGCCAAAGCAGAAGGTCAACAGCGGAACAACAGCTACACGAAACGCTCTTCAGACGGACAAGGATGGTAAGCCATTCATTCCAGGAAAGGCTGATGCACCACTTTACGTCGGTGCTGTAGTTATCCACCCGAAGTTCGGACGTGGACGTGTTGTCAAGCTCGAGAACAACGGTAAGTACGCTCGAATCGTATTCGACAACGACCCACTTCAGCAGCCACGAGGAATCGTCGGTTCTAAGCTTGAAGACCTCGGTGTTGAAGAGAAGGTTGACAAGTCGGGATTCGTTCCTTACAAGAAGAAGTAATTAGTAACAAATAATTAAGCTGGTGGCATTCGACAAGAGTGCCACCAGCTTACACTCTAAAGGATTTAGCATGGCTCTTGTATTTACTATTGATGAAGATGACAACGTTCTGGAACTGCTCGAAGAGCAGGAAGACGGACTAAAGGTCCGCGAGAACGGCGACTGGGTTCCAGTTGCAACTGATGAAGAACAGCCTACCATTTTTGACATCGAATGGGTCGACGTAACTGATGACGCTCTCGAGTTCTGGGATGGTGCTGCAACAAAGGATGGGGCAGTTACCCGTTCAGATATTTCGCAATTCATTAGCGACTCTGAGTAAAGATATAATAGAATAAGTTTTTTGTAACATTAAAATGTGGAAGAGTGAAAATGGTTTCTATATCTAGAGTTTCCCGAGATGGTAATTCAGTCATTTTGAAATCTTCTACAGGATACGAAGTCCTTTCTCTTAATTCTTCAGAGACCGCTACTGGTTCTTTTGAAGCTCTTGTCGCATCAGGGTCTTGGCGTCGTCCTACTAAGGATGATGCCAAGACCTTTGCAAGTCTAGTTGAAATCGCTGATGGAGCCATTGTGGCTTCAGCTCCTGAGACTCCGAAAAAGCCACGACTCTACAGAGCTCCAAAGAATGTAAGAGAAGAGATTTCGGCAGCGCTCAAGGAATTTTCAGCGCTCATTTCGGATACAGACCGTGACGTAGCAAAGAGAATCTCTCAAGGTCCTGTAGCCAAAGAAGACATTGAATGGATGTATACGTTCTTCAGCCAGATCGATAAGGCTGAAAAACTTCGTGGCGGAAAGTATGGCCGTCGTTGGGCAGAGAAGGTTTGTTCTGTACAAGACCCTCTGACAGCCTCTGTGGCGCCTTTTGACGAGGATGACTTATACTACTACGGCATTAGCGATACTGAGGACTCAGACTACTTCCAGGCACTCCTGGCAGTTGATCCTCGTACTGAGGAGCTCTACGACTGGGTAAATGGGAAATGGGAGCTTTCTGTTGGCGAGTCTATCGCAGACGTTGACGAGCCATACATTCTTCCTCTTGACGGTGAAACAGCTGCACAGCTTGCTACCTGGATCAACCAAAACCCAACAGACTCTCCTCTCGGCTTTGACGTTTATGGTGCAAACCACGTAGAGCGTAATCTATACGAGCTCGCAGCTTCTGAAATTGATTTTGAGGAACTCGACCGAATCTCTGCAGTTCTTGCAGATGGTACAGGTTACTCAACACCAGAGCGCAGCATCAACGCTAAGCGTCAGAACCGTGGACCTGGTGGAAAGTTTGGTGGAGGTGGAGCAGGCGGTGGAGCTAATCCTCCGAGCAAGACTCTAACAGCTTTCAACAAAGCGCGTCTACCTCAGGAACTTCCTCTCGTTGAGAATGTTGCTGAGCGTATTAACGAATGGCTCGGAGAAGAAGTCATCAACACCACAGTCACTGCTGCAGGTGAAGAGACTGAAGAGCCAGCCATCTATTTCGCGATTGTCGATGAAGTTGATAAGACTGCTGTAATGGACGCGGTTGCAATTCGCAAGACTGCTGAGAATGTTCCTGAGGCCTACACTCGTAAGGGTGGAGAATGGGTCAAGGATGAAACAATGCTCGCCGATCTTCGTGGAGCAACTCCTCCTCCAGTTGTAGAGCTTGATGACACCGAGACTGTGAAGACTGTTCTTAACCAGATTGATGAGCATGACGGTGAATCTCAGGAAACTCCTGATGATATTTCATCATCCAAGCAGATTCAGAACCTCTCTGTAGGATTTGAACTTGCCGACGGTTCGTTCTCAATCAAGACTGTTGAAGACCTACAAGAGAGCCTAACTGTTCTCAGCTTTGTAGAACCAACAGCCGAGGAAAAGGCACATGTCCGTAAGCGTGCATTTGCGCTTAATCGTGCAGACCTTCTTCCAGCAGATTGGCGAAACGTATCGACTGTAGAACGCGGAATGACAGCTGCTGCTGTTTCTCCTTTGATGGGCGAGTTTGGTGAAATCCTTGCAGCTGGTGCTCCTGGAATCGCTGATACTCCTGGAGATTATGCCGCAGTCCGTCGACTAAAGAACTATTGGATGCACGGCGCAGGTGCTGCTAAGATTCGTTGGGGAACACCCGGAGATTTGACTCGCGCTTACCGTCATCTTGTTAAGTACCTCAAGGTGCCTGGTCGCGCTTGGGGAATGGCTCAGAACATGCATAAGGAGTTGTTTGGCGTTCCAAACATCACTCATGACAAAGCGACTGGGCAGTATAAACCACGCAAGAGAAAGCGCTGAGTATGAAAATTCCAGCTAACATTAACGAAGCATTCTTTAGCAGCAACGAATTTTCTGAAAAGGTAATTCGTCGTGCTAATGATGCAGCAAATGAAGCGGCAAAGACAGAACCTGTTGTCGCATCTGTAGCAGACATTGAAGTGGGAGCGTCCTTCACCATTCCTCTTCTCATTCCTGAGGGTCTTGAGTCTGGTGATGGTCGTCAGTTTGATGAAGATTCTTTATCATCTCGCAACCTTCCACTTCCACTTATGTGGCAGATTCTTACAGACGACGGTCATGATGGCTCAGCCATTGTTGGTCGTATCGATTACGTTGAACGAGTAGAGGGCGGGTACGGAAATGCGACAGGTGTTTTTGACGTGGGAGTCTACGGTCGAGAAGCTGAACGCCTTGTGCGTGGAGGTTTTCTTCGCGGAATATCTGCAGACCTTGACAAGTTCGAAGGATCAGCCCAAGCAGAAGTAGAAGAACCTCCAGTTGAATTGGCTGAGGGCGAGGAAGCTCCTCCTGAGACCGAGAAGATCGAGTCTAAGAAGATCAATGTGAGCAAGGCTCGCATTATGGGTGCAACACTCGTAGCAAAACCGGCATTCCAAGAATGCTCGATTATCCTTGATGAAGCTCCAAACTTCTACGAGGAATCCGACTATGTTGTACCTGATGGGGTATACGAAGAAGAGTTTGATGATATGGATTCACAACTTTCAGCCCTAGCGGCTTCCGCGGCTCCTGTTGTTCCACCTCGCGATTGGTTTGAAAACCCTCGTCTAAATGGTCCAACACCACTAACTATTGAAGATGATGGACGTGTATACGGCCACATTGCCGCTTGGCACACCGATCATATTGGTTTGCCAAACGCTACAAAGCCACCACGCTCAAAGAGTAAGTATGCACACTTCCGCACAGGAGTTGTTCGCACTGACGATGGTACAGACGTTCCTGTAGGCCAAATTACTCTTGCGGGAGGCCACGCGCCTCTGCAGGCATCGGCTAAGGA